GCGTCCGCAACGGCGCGACGAACGAAAACGTCGGCAAGCAGGTGCTAATCACCGGCTCGGCGTTCGCGGAAGGTGCACTGAGCGACACGCGGGAAATTTACAATAATCCGGTTGAGGTGTATAACTACACCCAAATCTTCCGGACGAAGATGAGTTTCTCGGGTACGGCTCTCAGCACGTCATTGAAGTTCGACGAATCTGGCCCGTATAAGGAAAAAGCCAAGGAAACGTCGATTCAACACATGACAGAGTTGGAGAAGTCGCTCCTGTTCGGTCAGCGGCATCTCTACACTGATCCGGTGACCGGGGAGGTGACCCGCACGTTCGGTGGTATTCTCTGGTACTTGCAACAGTACGAGGCGAATGTGTACGAAGATGCGCCGACCGCTTCGGCTGATTCGGACGACGACAAACGCATCATCAACAACACCGCTGGCACGATCAATGACACTACGTATCATACGTATCTGGAACGTGCCTTTCGTGTGTGCAACAACGCGGCGAACGAGAAACTCTGCATCTGCGGTAATGCGTTCTTGCTGACGTTGCAGAACATGTATCGCGGTCAGTCGGTGCTACAGGCACAGATGAATAAGACCGATACGTTCGGCCTTGCGGTTGTGTCGCATGTGACACCATTCGGCACGGTGCATTACAAAACTCACCCGCTGTTCAACCAGGACCCGAACCTGCGTTACAACGGCCTGTTCCTCGATGTTAACGACATGTGGCTGCGTCCGCTCATTGGCCGCAACACCAAGTTGCTGAAGAACCGCCAACCGAACGATGCGGACTACCGCATGGACGAGTGGCTGGGCGAGTTGGGCTTCGAGATGTTCCATCCGGAGGCCAACATGTACATGCAGAACCTGCGCACGTACGTGGCGAGCTAAATTGACGGCGTAGTAACGCTAACACTATGGCTGCTTTAGCTTCAACGGCCGTGACGATTCTTCATACGTACCGTTATGGCGGTACGTCGGGGAAGCGCACGTTGTTCAGACGATTCAAGCTCGACATGACGTCGGGTGTTGGCGGGCTGACAAATTCGATTGATGCGTCCACGCTCGGTTTTACCGAGATCGAAGGGTGCACCAATTTGTATAACGACGATACGGAAACAATCTTCCCGGCGGCGGTTATCGCTGACGGGTCGAAGATCGTGTTGTCGAACCCTACACAGGCTACTGATGCTTCACGCGCAGACGTAGCAGATGTTACCATTTCTTCTGGTTTTGGTTACATCTCTGTCTGGGGACGGTAAACTTCAACCCCAACGAAAGGATAACAATGAGTAAGTCACACACAGCAAACATCCGAAACGCCGAATATTCCATCAACGATGGTGTCGACGTGAAGGATACGAAGATGCTCTCGTCAACGTCGCACGCGACGAAGGCGGAGACGAACTCCACCGCGCAGGAACGTAAGCCGGCTATGCCGAAGAACGACCTGGGCGGGTGGAATACGAATAAGTAAATCAAAGCACCTCCGGTATGCCAAGAACAGTAGCAGAGTTAAAAACGGCCGTAGCGGGATTCTTAAATCGCGATACGAGCACGTTTATGGTCGGTTCCTTCGACGTTCTCCTGCAAGCCTGCAACAACGCGAGATTGTATGTAGAGCGGACAGTGAATTTAGAACTCGCGAGGGTTTCAGCCACTTTGTCAGTGAACTTGACTACCGGAGGTGCTCTTTCTTCGGCCGTTCTAACTGGAACGGCAACCTCGGTGTCTGTGAAGCATATACGGTCAGCGGGGTTGGCGTTAGAGGATGATGCGAATACGGTCGTGCCGATTAAGATATACAATCGGGATGATTACCTGCGGAGAGTGGGCAGGAAGTTTGATAATTCGACGGAGATTCGAACGACTGATTTTGAGCCGCCGAAACTACCATTCGGAATCTTTCGGTTGGCTGATAAGATTTACGTGGTGCCTGCAAGTGGGTTTGCCTCAGGCACCACGGCTACGACAGTCCATATGGATGTGTTTAAGTGGATGGACGCGTACACAAGCGGAGCAGAAACCGACTTTCTTTTGGACTACTGCTTCGACTACATGATGTTTAGATGTATCATGGAGTTGAATTTCTTTTTGAAAGAGGACCGACGAGTGGAGCTTTCGTCTCAGGTGGTGCAAAATGCTTGGGAGTCTCTGAAGGCTTGGAATGCTGCGTTGGTGGAACAGAGCGATGACGTTCGTTTGGACTAAGTTTTATGAGTGACTATCTCGATGGGTTGGGTATAGCTGACCTAGAACCGCTAGATAATGCTGATCCTCAGAATACGGAGGACGCAGCGCAGTTGGCCGCTGCGATTCGGCAGATTAAGTCGATTTTGGTGACGGTTCTTAGGGTGGCGCATGAGGACACTGGGGAGTTGAAAGCGTCCGCTGCGACAGAGGTGAGTATAGCTACCAATACCGTCAATGGGTCGGAATCGAACGCGACGGCAGCACCCGGAGGGAAAGTTAAAGTTGGCACTATATCCACAAATGACCTGAGAGATTTGGCAGTATCAACGGCGAAGTTGGCTGACCTTGCTGTGACGGCAGCAAAGATCGCTGACGCCACCATCACCGCCGGAAAGTTAGCAAACAATGCGGTGACGACGGATAAGATTACAGATTTAAACGTCACAACAGCCAAACTAGCGGATTTATCAGTCACGGCAGCAAAGATTGTTGCGAATACGATCACTGCGGCACAGGTCGCTGCCGGAACTTTGACCGGGACGCAGGTGCAGGCAAATAGTATTGGACTGGATAGACTGGTCCACGGTGCGACGGCGGGACAGTTGTTGGTTTCTAATGGTACCAACTATACGCCAGTGTCAATGTCCGGTGCTGCGACAATATCAGCCGCTGGGGTGTTGACTCTGATCGGATCGGTGGCTGCCGGCTCAGCGTTGATTCGGGAGAAAGCTCCGAAGGCGACCGCTGGAGGAGCAAGTACGGCGGGTGTGGATTTGACGGCCATCTCCACTGCGGGAAATAGAGGTTCTGCGGTGCCGTGGAATATCTCAGGCAGTCTGGCAGCGGGCATCACCGCAAACGCGGATGGAACTATCACGCTCGCGGAAGCGGGTTCGTATATGTTCATCTGCTCCGCACCAGCTTTCGGGGTGGGCGCTCACAAAATCGCCATCCAACAGTTAGACTCCGCGTTGACGACGATCATTTCGGCGGGTTACGGATCGTCGGAGTATGCTCCTCCGGGGCAACAGACGTCGTCAACGATTATTTTCACCGCAACGATTACGGCGGGGCAGAAGATACGATTACGACATTATTGCCAAAATGCGGTGGCGACAAACGGATTCGGTATCGACACGAACACGTCAGTGGGTAATGTCGAGGAAGTTTACGCAGTCATTAACGTCCTGAAGATGTAATGAGTTCAACGAAGCAAGGTGGGAATCATTTGAACGTCTACGGTGGGGTAGATACCTCGTCGAAGCCACATTTGGTGGAGCCGAATTTATGGCTCACCGGAACAAATGTTCGTTTCTTCAACGGCGCAACGCAGATGCCGAGGAAGAAGGTGTTGTGTAAGATGCGATCGGATACGTCAGACCCGATTATACATCTGTCTGCCATACCAAAAGAGAATGGAAGGTCATTGTTGGTTGCGATGTCAGCGAAGCAAATATGGGCAGTGCCGAATAACACAGGCAACAACGTCGGCGTCGAAATCCTCCGCGACAACAACATTCTGGAATTCAACAACGACAGTAAATATCGTCGTTGGGGGACGGTGATGTATAAAAATCACCTCTACTTCACCAATGAACTTAACTCACTACGTTACACTGACGGGGCAGCCTGTTACAAGTTGGGAGAGAACATCCCCGGCGGAAGGTATGTCTCGAACGTATATGACCATATGTGGCTCGGATGGGTCCGTAAGGATGGGCATACTTATCCTACACGACTGCATTGGTCTCACCTGTACAACTTCTCGCAATGGGACCCTGCGCCTACAGCAGAGACTGATTTCTACGACTTCGAGGAGTTCTGTTCAACCGATTTGCCGGTGAGAGGGATCACTGGTTTGGGTAAGTTGGGCACGTCTTTGGTCGCCTACACCCCGTCGGCGATATTGGCCGTCCGATATGTCGGGTTACCGAAGATCGTGAACGTGGAGCCACTAGCGTTAGACATTGGAAACGGGTTACCGTGGACGCTAGTGGCCCTTCAGGGTAGGCATTATTTCTTTGATCTTAAAACGTTTAACTTTTATCGCTTCACCGGGGAGGAGTTGACTCCCATCGGGAACGCCATCCAAACGTGGTTGGCGAATACGATCAAGACAACCACGCCGGATGACCTTGCTACAATGTGGGGATTCTATGACGGCGTGAATAAGGAAGTTACGTGGGTGTTCCGCTCTACTGCGTCAGCATCCGATCTAGATGCCTATGTGACGTTCAATGAAACGTCCGGCAAATGGACGCATGGCTATTGCGAGAACATCCACGCCTTTTGCCCCGGTTCGTACAGAGCACGAACGATAGGAGAGTTGGCTGGTACGCAGGCAGGGAGTTTGACAGGAAAGGCAGGGGATTTAGGTGTGGGGGCGAACCAAACCTTTCCCCGAATGTTCGGGGCAGCGAATGCGGCTATACTCCGTGAGGAGATTGCAGCTGACTCAGTCGCGGACTTTAAGTACGTTCCTCCTCCAGTGTTAGAGACGCCGGATTACGTTTATGGTGACATTGACAAGGTTAAAGAGATTGAGTCGATGGTGATACATGCAGAATGGACCACCGCAGTTGGGTTGAAAGTTGAATACTCCACAAGGGATAATTTGGAGGGTAATGTGGTGTGGAATGAGATTAGTCAACGATGGACTCCTTCTTTACCTGAAAAACGATTAAGTTTTCCTCGAATCAGTGGGCGGATTTTTAGGTTTCGTTTCACTCCAGTGCAAGTGGCGGCCTCCACCACCACAACCACAACCAACGTTATTCTCAGTCCAGGTTTTTCAATCCGCGCGGAGTTAGAGGGAACGGGGGAAGTGACTCCACCGGATGATGACGAGGACGAGCCACCACCGAACGATGCTGTGGAGTTTAAGAGATTCAATGGACCTGTATATCATGTCCTCGAATCTGGTGAGTTTGTGTATGTATGTGGGCGGTTTAATCAATATGGCAGTAATGTAGAGGGATGGCAAAATTGTAAGGGGATCGCGCGGATTAAGAAGGTGGATGGGTCGTTAGACACCACATTCCAACCAGGTGGTGTTGCTGGGGGCGGGTTCGACATTACTTACCCATACTTCGCTCCGACGCAGATGCAGGGCGCTGCTGATGGTGGTGTTTTTGTGGCTATGTCTTTCTGGAATTTACCAGAGCCTAGGTTGTATACAGACAGAGGTGAACCTACCTGCGGGAATTACGAGGCGTTGAGTCTTAACGGCGTTGCTGTCCCTCCGTTGATTAAATTGTCTCTCAACGGTGCGAGAGACAACACCTTCGTAACGAACTATATCACCGGCGCTGCGACCAATCCGGTTTTCATGTCCTTTCACGCACACGAATCGGCGAACGCAGTTTATCTAACATACCAACGTAATGTTAATCCGGTGGTTGAAGATGTTGTCGGTGCGGCAGCGAATATCGGGGGAGATAATAAGCCGGTGTTGGAGAAAAGAACGCTGACAGGAACTCTGACCCAACTAAACTTCATTCGCAGTTCGTTGGATTTTAACGCTGCCGGACCATATACCACCTGCCATATGGTGTTCGTTGACGAGCAGACTGGATTGGTTTATTGGTCTGGAATAAATTCAAACGTTACAGCCGTCGGCTCTTTGGTGCAATGTAAAGCAGGTGTTTCCAATGTCGGCACTCCTCTTGGTTGGAGACAGTGGGATATAGAGTATCCTAGTGCGGTGCCAGGTCTTTTGGTGTTTGACCTTAATCTCGCATTCAAACAAGCAGCGGATTGGGCTGCAAACTCGTTCACTGCCGCTGATGCTGGGTATTATACTCGAATGGTTCCGCAGATAATCACACGTGGGTGTTTTAGAGGTTCTTTGGTTGGTAGTCAAGGAGTGGTAGGCGACCCCGTTGGCAGTCCTTTTGAAGGACGTTGGCGTTCATCTCCAACAGGACAACATAAAGGGTGTTTGCATTTTTGCTTTACCCAAGCTTTCACTGGTGATGGGTTGGTTACTGGTAGTGGTGATGGGGCGATTGCGTTGACTTATATGGGTTCAGGTGGCGTTAGAGGTTACACTCCCTATCATACTGGTGTCGCAGCTCACAACGTCTGGTACGCAAAAGGTACGCCGGATGATTTTATCATAACAGGTCCAGTTGGTAGTGAGGTTGGCGATTATTGGATTAACGCACCGCCCGATCCTGACGGTCCTTTCTCATTCGAGATTGGAGTGCCGGGAGTGGTGAGTTTGTGGGAAGTCTATAGTCCTCGTCAGAGAGCTATGGTGGCAGCGCCAACACATTTATGGGATTTGCGTGGGTCGGTAGCTGATATGGAGGACACAACAAAGCATGGTTTTGACCCGTTCTTCGGCGCATCTCTCGACGATGACGGGTGCCAGAATTGTAGGGTCCTCAAGTCTCAGTATGATGGGTCGACGCTGGCGGCAGGACCAAACACTCCATCAACTTTAGGGGTGTTCATCACCGGTCCTTTAGAGAAGTTCAAAGGTGTCACGATTGCGACGGCTAAGAATCAGTTGTTCAAACTATCTCACGGAGGCTCGTTACTAACCTCCTTCGTCCCACCAACCTTCGGCCCTGTTTCTTTCACTCTAAAACGTGACATATCTTCTGGTGTCGACGAAACACACTACGAGAAGATAAACTGCCTCACCCTGTCGGCAACAGGGAGAGTAGCGTACGTTGGAGGGAAGTTTACAGAGATAACGGTGAACGGTGTTGTTACCAACGTAGGCCACATTGTCTGTCTTGACGCGAATACGGGTGAGGTTTTATCATGACGCAACTAGCAACAGCGACAAGAAAAGTGACGACGGTGAAGGTGTTGGCCGCGAACCCTGCCGTCACGTATACTATAAAAATCCGTGTCCGCTTTCGAGCACCTTTGAAGACGTATACTGGGGGCACCGTCCACGCTGATAGCTCCTACGTCAACGTCGGTGGCACTCCAGCAGCGGATAATTACGAGACGATTAAACTCACAATCTCCGATCCAGCCGCTACATACTACCTCAACAAAGGTCAATCTGGCTCTCCGGAGGATTGTGTGTTTGCCGATTATCGAATAACCGTGCAGGTTAAAGGTGACGCTACACTCACCCTCGAACTCGACACCATCGACAACCTTGTTCCGACCGCTTTGGTAATAGGTGAAGACTCTGTCACCGACCCTGAAAACGACGTTCTCGACGACTTTCGTGGCGTATTCGCCCAAATCGACCACGCAGAGACTTACATCTCTGTCTCCACCACCGAAATCACCGGTGGTGGAGTGAGGGGGTTTAAGTTCGGTGGCTTCTCAGAACAAGTACTCCTCAACGAAGCAGAAAAATGAGATTTACTGAGTTACAGACGGTCGACGACGTTCTAACCTTCATGCACTTCTTCGCTGAAGGGTTGGAGCATTGTAATAAAACCGTCTCAGAAGATCGTCACCAGATCACAAAGGAACAGTTTGTTAAACTGGTACTAAACCTCATGCCACAACCAGAGGATGAACGGTTGATTCTACTCGCGGAGAAGGATAACAAGCCGGTTGGGTTTATTGTCAACTTACGAACCCACAAACTGTACACCGAACGTAAAGTCATCACCTGCTACATGGCTTACGCTACTAACGACTGTTCTCGTATCATGACTGGATTACTCAACTACGGCGTCCAGTGGGCCAAGGAACATGGTTATGAGGAAATTCAATGTCAAACCTACCGATCATCAGCAGCCACTTTTCGGCTGTTTGAGAAACGGTGGAAGTTCAAGCGCGTCGCAACAACGTTCAGCCGGATGTTAAAATATGAGTGAGTTATTTAAACAGTGTCTAAAGGCCGCCGAACGGATCGTCGCGGCGGAGCGTGACCTTTATCCAGGGTGTGAAGATGCGGTCAACTTCGAGGTCGGTGGGAGTGATACACAAACAAACACCGCATTCGACCGTTCCGGCACGTCGACCACGCAAAAACAATTTGCCCTTCCGTCGGACTTAGGGACGGCTTTGTCGAACCTCTACAACGCTCCGGCTGTCTCGTCGAACCTATCCAACCTCGACACTACCTTCTTATCCGGTTTATTGCAACGGAACGCCAGTCAAATGCCCGGTGCATCCACGCTCGACACCTTCTCTACCCTTGACCCAACCACCGGTGTCGGTCGTTCCGCTCTCGAAACAATGATTGCTCAGAACCCTTATGGTTCTGACTACGAAACCAACACTCAGGATTTATATGAACGCTCCTTCGACAAAGCACGAGCAGCAGCGCAGTCAGGTCCGGCCAACGTACGTGGCGGGACCGCACGTCAAGGCTTTGAACTTGCCGAACTCGGTACAGCGCTTTCCCAGAATCGGTTTCGCGACATTAAGCAACAACAGCGACAAGATGCTGGGGTTGTGGGTGAGGCTACCCAGATTGCTAACGCGATCGAGGCGTCCCGACGTGGCATCTCCATCGGTGCAATACAGCAAAGGAACGCTGGTGAAGCTACTCGTAATCAACAAGGTCTTGATGCCTCCGGTAGAGTCGCCGGTAATCGCCAAGTCAACCTTGGAAACCTCGCACTTGCGGCCGACGTTCTAGGCTCACCTAAGACTACACAGACGGACAACCTTACCGGGCAAGGACAACAGGTTCAGTCCCAATTCGGCTGGTCCACTGGCCTATCGTGCTGCTTCATCTTTCTGGAGGCGTACAACGGCAAACTCCCTTGGTTCGTTCGCCTCGGTCGAGACACCTACGTCAACTCCCACAACCGCAACGGATATAACTGGATGTCGTCATGGTTAGTCCCAGCGATGCGGAGGTGGAAATTAGTCGCTAATTTGGTGAATTGGCTGATGGTTAAGCCGATTACGTATTACGGTTCATGGGACTTGGCGGGGGAGGCTAATTTTGGGTGGCTGTGTAAGCCGGTGTTTAAGGTGTGGTTGGGCGTGTGGAGAGTGTGCGGAAGTTTTAACAAGAAAGGATCGACGTATGGCCTCGTGGCTTGATATATTAGCTAATCCGGGTAATATGACCAACGGACGGTTAAATCCGTTCGCAGTGGCAAGGGGGTTTACTCAGCAAGGAAGACAGGAGCTTGATGCCCAGAATCAGGTGAATGTTGCAGTGCCGCAAGCACAGAGTGCTCAGGCGTTGTTTCAGGCGTTTGATTTGGGAAGAAGGATGGCCACGGCGAAGCAGTTGGATGCTGGGCAGTTGGGGAGTTTCGATGCTCGCACGTTGCAGGAGCAGTTGACGGGTCAGCAGTTGGGGAATCAAGCGAACCAACAAGCGATCACGCAGCAGGAGACGTTGTTTAATCAAGGACAGCAGGACGCGAGAGCGAGGGTGATACAGGGAAGGCCAATGACACCACAAGGCGCGAATGTCGATTTGGGGTATCGGCAGGACGATCGTGCTCAGAGGTCGTTAGAGGAACAGATGCGGCAGTTTGGGATTACGTCGGGGCAGAACGAAAAGCAGATCGGGTTGCAGGAACAGCAGTTAAAGGCGAATGACCAGTATCGACAGGTTACACAACAACAAAATCAGGCTGAGTTACAGCAACGTGGACGAGGAGATTTGTTGCAGGCGTTGACGTCTCCGTATTCGGCAGCCATGCCGCAGGTGACGCAAGCGCTGATGGCTGAGTTGCAGAAGCTGGGGATGGTGTTTCCGGAGGCACCGAAACCCCAGGGATTGGAGACGTTGCAGAGGGTGAGAGAGCAAGTGGTAGGAGGGCAACAAACTACTCAACCACAGCAACAAACACAAACAACACCGATGTTCCAGCCGGCGCAACGTAACGACCTACCGGCAAGGTTTGTGGAAGGTACGCCGGAGAGGGAAGCGTTGAAGAATAAAGGGTTCACGTTGCAAGGGAGCGTGTTGGACCGTGCTTTTCACGAATTAACGACTGGGCAAGGGAAGTTTGGTGAGTTTTATCCGAAGCGACCGAATCGTCAACAGTCAGCACAGCAGCTTGTTGACCTGCAACAACAACTCGATAGGTTGATGGCACTGCCAACGCAGAACAGGCCGATCGTTGATGAGATTGACCGGTTGAGATCGGAGATTTCACGTCTAATGAAGGAGATACGATAATGGACATGTTAGGTGGAGCAGCGTCTGGGGCGTCTAGTGCGGCACAAAGTGTCGCGGACGCTGGTTATGTTGGTGCGGTGGGACCGGAAGTGGCGGCGGCTAATCCGTTACCAACACAGAACTCCTTCGATTTTACGAAGTTGTTGCAGAGTATGAGCGGACAACCTGCGGGTGGTGGTGGGGGTGGTGGCGGAGCAAGACAAGGTGGCGGAGGGTTGGACCCGTTAGCTTTGTTTGCTACACCTGGACAGCAACAGCGTCAGCAGGATGTGACGAACGGTAAGGGTGGGAGTTTGGATATTTCGCAGTTGGTGCAAGCGGCCGCTGGGTTCCTTTTGTGTTGGGTAGCGACGGCAGTTTACAAAGCTGACCTGAACAAGGTCCACGAATTCCGTAAGTGGGTCATGACTAAAGCACCGACGAGGTTCTTTAATTGGTATGCGTCTAGGGGACCGGAGTATTCGGAGAAGCTGGAACACCGGCCAGAGTTGGTAGCAAAGTGGAGAAGGTTCATGGATTCAAAGATTGGTTGATATGCCTTTATCATTCGAACAAGTACAGAAGGCGCACGAACTGGCGAGGACGTCCGATCCGTTTTTTGCGGACATGGACTTGGGGTCGTTTGCGAGGTATGCGAATCAGACGTTACAGACGGATGATTTTAGTGCTGGGGATACGACGAAGTTGGGTGGGTTGGTCAAGCGTGCGAGTACTGGAATCGACAAGGCTTTAGCACCACTTTCAGAGCCGTTAGGGAGGGCAGGACGGAGTGTTGGGGAGGTTATTGGGTTCCCGGATGTGCTGGAAGATGTGGGGAAGGCTATTCCACGAATGGGTGGAGAGATTGGAGCCGTGGCTGCTGGGACGGCTGCTGGCGGACCGATAGGTTTAGGCGCTGCGTTGGCCGGGATATTGTCTGCCGGTGCTAAGGGGTATACGGAGACAGGGAGTCCGGCTGTAGGGGCTATTAGTGGGTTGTCGACTGGTCTCGTGCCGGGTGCGGCTAATCTCGGTGTCAAGGCTGCGGCAAAGTATGTCACCAAAGACATGGCGAAGAAAGGACTTTCGCCGTTGGCGCAGAGGGGAGTGGAGTATGCTGGGGCGCAAGTGGGTGCGCAGGTGCCGATTGAGGTGGGTAATCAGCTTTCGTCCCTTGTACAAGGGCAGGGTCTCCAAAATCCGTTTACCAAGGAGAACGTGGTAGCTAACATCGCGGGTGGTTTGGCTTTTCTACCATTCGATGCCCCGATGTTGGCTAAGGGGTATAAACTAACTTCCAAAGGTCCCGAAGCGGCCAACTTGGTGGACCTCGCACGGGGGACCGAGACGCCTATCGCTTCCCGCGGTGATTGGCTGAATGTTGAAGATGCACGTCGGGCCGTAGTGGACTTGTCGGTGAGTATCGACGAGGTGGTCGAACCATTACGGGCGAAGGAGAATGAGGTGAAGACGGAGGAGGTTACCACGAAAAAGGTGGAGGAGGCGGTACCTGATCCGACACCGGAGCTTGTGGTGTCGCTAAAACCCATCGAGGAGTTGGCGAATGAAGCGTATGTGCACTTTAAGGCAGGAATGCCAGTGAATCCGGCGCCATTGTCGAAGAAGTTGGGAATACCGTTTTCGCAGGCGACGACTGTGATGCAGGAGTTGTCGAAAAGGGGACTGGTGATGCAGGGGTTGAATGGGAAGTTTGCGTTGGCGCAGACGGATAAGACTCCGGCAACGCAGAACATGGTTGTGAAACCTCCCCTCGAAACTGCACCAAACAGTGAATACCTGTCGAAGGTTTTGAATAAACTTTCCGATCTTGGTGCGACCGATGAGCAGCTGACGAAGGTTGTTGAGCTCAGTCAGAAAATGCCGGAGGTTTCGGACGTTGACATTGCGAGAGAGGCAGCGAAGCGTGCGGTGCTGGAGGATGTGGGTCAAGCACTAGGTCAGCCGGAGTTTCAGCGTCCGAATAACTTCTCGACGGTGAAGGGTGTCACAACCTTCTTCAAGAGTCTCTACGAACAGCGAGGATACGACCCTGCTGGCATTGACCGTCTTTCCAACATCGCAACAAAGATGGCGGTGGCGTTAGGGCAGTTTGATGTGAAGGTGGTGAGGGGGAAGGATCAGGATGTGAATTTCTTCATTCCTCTCACCGAAAGTCCGGACGGAAAGATGGTGGTGTTGGCGCAGAACAGGTCCTTCGACCTCACGGCGAGGGATATGGCTCATACGTTGTGGGTGGTAGGGCATGAGTTGACACATGCTTGGGGACAGGATGTGAAGATTGGAGCGGGTGATCCGAGGGCGAATAAGGTGTATGCGGATGCGTACCAGACCTTCAAAGGTTACAGTCCGCAGGAGTTGCAGGATGTTTTCACCACACTTCATGCTGCGGTCTTCCCGAAGGTGGTTGTTTCGACTCCGTCGGTGAAGGGAGTAGGAGCGGCTGACCTACCAGCGATCGAGATGATGTATGAGCGGAGAGGGAAGGTTTATGCGGACGGGGAGGCTGGAGTGAGGGAGTTTATGGGGGATGTGAGTGGATTGCTGGCGATGGGCGCGAGTTCACCAGCGGGAGAGAAGTCCTTCAAGAACATTCTTGAGATGCTCCGGTTCTCCGAGCCAAGGGTGCAGGATTTCATGTTCCAGATGTATACGGATATTGGGGCTGTTTTACACGGGAACGAGACTCTACTCGACGCTCTCTGGCATGGCGATGAGGCAACGAAAAGGAAGCACGCTGCGCCGATGACGGAGGCGTTGAAGAATGTATCGTCGTTAATGAAGGAGAGGTTGGCGGCGGATACGGCGAAACAATATCTGTCGATGGTGGCAGCGAATTTAGAACGGACGCCCTATTCTCCCCCAATTTCGTATGAGGATATTAAGAAGGTATACGCTGCAGCGGACCTTCTTATGTGGAAAGGGTATGATAAACACGGTGTGCCGGAGACTCAAAACTTCCCTGAATTTAAGGAGTTGGTGAAGAAGGGGTATGAGATGATGTTTGAGCCGAGCACGTGGGAGAAGGAGTCAGGGCTCAGGCTTGGTTGGTTGGACTATATTAAGCCAATGGGACAGTTGGTGAAGGACTTCCCAATAATGGGTCCGGTGTTTGACCTAGGGACAGGATTCCAGAACCATGCAACGGAGATTGCGAAGAAGCTGTGGGAGCCGTTTTTTAAACTGGACGGTTCGGGGAAGCTGGATGAGGAGTTTGTGCGGCAGTTGACTGACCCAAAGTCGGTGATCCAGAGACCGTTGTCGGAGATTTTGTTGGCGCAGAATGAGGTGCAGAGGTTTTTGGATGCGGAGGAGTTCGCGCAGTATGCGGGGCATTTATCGGCTGATAACCAAGCCCTACTAAAGCGTGGGCTGTCGGCCATCTCTCAAACATCCGTCCGGGCTGCCATTGCCCGACTCTCAGGCGAAGTGGACAAGATAAAGTCCACAATCGCCATGAAGCTGGTGCAGAAGTTGGGTCCTACACAAAAGATGGATATAAACGGCGCAAAGAAGTTGGCCGAGCAGGTTTATGTGCATACGTTTGAAAACGGACCCATTAGTCCAGCGGTGCAGCAGTTGCCGATTGCGGTGCTTGCCGACCTGGTAGACTTCAGCAACTCCATGAAGCCGAAGTTGGAGGAGGTGAAACTGAAATTGTTGGGACCTGATGGAACAGGCAAGCCGTGGTGGACGACTGAGGTACGCCTCGGCGATTACTTTCTTGGGTGGAGAGAGGGAAAACGCCCTTTTGTGAAAGGGTTTTACACTGAGAAGGAAGCCTTACAGTATCTACAAAAACTTCGTGCCCGAGGTATCGAACCAAAGAAATGGGATAAGCGCGATCGTCAGAACATGGCGCAGAACTTTGACCCGGATTTACTTCAGCGGTATGCGGAGATGGATAAGGTTGCATATGAGAAGATGTTAGCGTCGATGGATAATCTCTCACCGGAGGAGATCGCGTTCATGAAAGACATGTTCATGCCAGGGGAGGGTGCGTGGAGGATGATTACGCCACCGTCGATGCAGGAAAGAAACCTGGTAGGTGGACGCGAAGACCTCAACATGATGGCCGGTATGATGCACTATATAGATAGTACGTCTCTTGGGCTGGCGAAACAGTTCATCCGCGCGGAAGCAGCGATAAGACTGCATACACCGGAAATGCGGGCGAACCCGAACATCCAGAACGCAGCGCGTCAGTATTTGAACAACATCATCACGCCGGGTGGGAAGGAGTTTCAAGCGTTAAAGAGTTTGGTGTTCTTTCAGTATATGGGACTGAGTCCAGCGACGTGGTTTACGGAACCTACGCAGCTTGCTGTAGCTCATGTGCCGTATTTGGTTCGAGAGGGTGCGTCGATGAAGGAGGCGTATCAGCTTACGGCAAAGGCCATGTCAAAGGCAGCGAAGTATGCGTTTGATAAGGTGAACCTGGAAAAGGAGGAGCCGGTGCTGGCGGAGGCGTTGAAAAGGGCGGCGAATGAAGGGGTGGTTGACCAGGGATTCGTGCAGGAGATTACCATGACGGAGGATGTGAATACCATCAACCTTCGGAACCTTTCTCGTGGTAATGAGTTTGTAAACTCTCTGGAGACTGCCAAGAAGCCTGGGTATTGGTTAATGAAGCTAGCTCGGCAGTTCTATTCCGTGCCAGCACATTTAGTAACTCGGTCAGCCTTTTTAAGTGCGTTTGAATTTGCCTTAGCTCGCGGGAAGTCAAAGGACGAATCATATTCGTTCGCGAAAGATGCCGTCCGATCAACAGCATATACTGGAGGAACTGCTGCTCGTCCTCTTGTATTTTCTTACATGGGAAGGGCTCAAGGCGTAGGGGGATTGATGTATGCGTTGAGTTCATATACGTTCAACACTATTGCTTATATGGGGAGGTTGGCGAAGGAGGCGATTGGGCGTTCTGGCCTTTCGGATACAGAACGTTCTGCAGCGCGTCGTGCAGTGGGCTTAATGCTTGGTACGCAAGTTGTCCTTGGAGGAGCCCTTGGCCTTCCGTTTGCTGCGACTGCCATCGCACTAGTCGAACAACTGTTTCCAGAAGCCGAAGTTCGTAAAGAGTTACGGGAAGCAATAGCGTCTCTTGCAGGTCAAGACGAACAGCTAGGGGGGATGATGGCGGATGCGTCGTTGCATGGGGTGTTGAATCTCGGTCCGGCGGATGTTGGAGCAAGGTTCCAACTCGGGAACGTTTTCGGGATGAATTCTTACGATGGGTTTTCATGGCAAAATGTGTTTGGTCCTGCGGCGAACATGGCGGCTAACTGGACGAAAGCTGTGTCTGACGCGTCAAAGGGTGAATTTGAGTCAGCAGCTCGCAGAGTTTCTCCAACCGGTCTCCGAGGTCTCGTTGATCTTGCCACGAATAATTGGCAAGTGAAAGATCGTTTAGGTAATCTTGTGTTTGATCCAACAGCTTCTGAGACTTTGGCACGAGTTGCTGGATTCTCTCCCAAGAGGTTATCGCAGTATTACGAACAACAGTCGATCCTGAAGCGTTCGGAACAGATTCAAGGCGACCGGCTGAATCGCTTCCACCGTGACCTAGCTGAGCGTCTACTGACTGGAGATACGCTTGGCGTGCGTAGAGACCTAATTGCGATGCAACACGAGCTTGAAGGTTACGATGCTCGGAGCGGAGTGCGAAGAGTCGCTGAGTTAGTTCAGAACATGACTGAGCCAGCTGACTTGTACCGTAGTGGTCGCAAAGTCGGTGTTGATGATAGAGCAAGTCTAGCAGCGACTTATACGCAGGCTCCGCAGAAACCTGAGTTGAGACGGCTTCAAGAGCGGAAAGTAGTTGAAAGAAGTTTAGGTATTCCCGGTGCGGGGGTTGTGTCGAATCAGGAGTTGACATTGGCGGTTATGGTTGATAGGTTGAGAGCGATGAATCCGAGTCTTACTTACCAGCAGGCGAGGATGATGGTGATGAAGCAGTTGCGTCCTTCGCGGGAGTTGGAGTGATAACTTGGTTGGTAGCGTTTTTAAAGGCTTGTGCTTTCTCTGGGGTTAAGAGCCAGTGGCGCACGACGTTAGTACGTGGGTCGGCGAGCTTTATCTTAACTAACTTCTCCATACCCACCAGCGCGTGAACGGCGGCCAAGAACTCCATCCCGCTCAGGTCACGCATCATTAGGTGTTGAATATCCTTCTCGGGCACGGCTCCGCCCTTTTCCTTCACTAACTCTAGGATTTTGTTCGTCGGCAAGGCCATTTCGTTTCTGCCAACGGATTCGCCTAGTTTCCCCAGGTTCTTCTCTACCCCTTCGTCGATGCACGCGAGAGCGTCTTCGATGTGGGATTTTTTCAATATCAGCTTTGTGTGGTCCGGTTCCTCCATCTCCGACACCATGATGAGGATTGCCACCTTCAACATCTGGATGTGCTTCGACTCCATCCAGCCCTTCATGAACGGGTCGTCGGGGAATTTTAGGTTATTGTACCAGTTTTCGTAGAACGTCTTCGCTTCGTCGTCGAATTTGACCTTCCCGGCGATGTCCTTAATCTTCCTTAGTTGGTTCTTACAGGCTTCAAAAGCTGCTCGTTGTTCGTCTGTGATTTTCGGAAACGCAATGCGCTTTCGTGGAGAATTCGAATAAACAAACACCATCCGACGACAAAAACCACCAGAAATAACAGAGTCCTTAAGTCTGGCAATAATCCATTCAGGTGTTTCGCAGGCCAAGAAGTTAACGCACGGATTCTTGATAACGTCCGTGCCTTTATTCTTCGTCTTGACGTCGTAGAATTTTCTGTCATAGATCGTGGTGAGGAAGTCAACCATCACTACCTGGTTGATGGAGAGGAAGTTTTTGAGTTCTGTGGCGAAGATACCGTAGGGACGGTATTCGATGTTTTCGTTAGTGAGAGGGTCAGTGTAACTTCGATTTTGTTCAGGCGCTGCCATGTACTTAGTGATAGCCTCTTTGGACTCTGACTCGGCTGAGACGGGTATGGAAGGACATACTTCTCTAAGCATGTCGTAGGCAATGTCCTTAGCCACCGTCTTCCGGTTCCCTTGGGAGCCCACCAACGTAACGTATAAGTTCGGAGTGATTTGAAAATACTCCATGTCAAGATACACCCGCCGCGAAACGACGTTTGCAAGTATGACGAGAGCTGACCAGAGGTGATATTCGGGTGGGCATTCATTGCCGGAGTTGTAGGTTAGGTAATTACGTAGGAAAGACATGCTGGTGAGAATTAGTTGCTAATGCGGTCAGATAGGGTTTTCTTGTTCACCCCACGAAGGGCCATAGGCACCCTCGAAGGGGATGGTTACAGATTGTCCGGCAATGGTGAGAGGGTTGTTGAACCATTCGCGGATTTTTCCCACTGCCCACTGACGAAGGTCACTTGGCCACTGAGTGATGAGGGCATCGTGAACTTGATGGAGGTTTTCGATGTAGAGTCCTCCGTCAGGACGGCGATTTGATTGGTCGTACCATAACCGGTGAAGGGCTTTGTTGGTGGCGTAGGTGGTGTTTGCTTGTGGTTCATGTGCGAGCCATTCTTTAAGAGTTGATTCTTCGTCCGGACGACCCATGAAGATTCTCTTGTGGCCGGAGGGAACGATCATGTATCTAAACTGCTTTAATTTCGTTGCGGAGACACGTTGCCATTGCAGGACGCCTGGGTAGCGGGTTAGATACAAACGCTGTAGCTTGGCGCAGATGTCTGGGGCGACGTAGACGGCTTCTCCGGTGAGCTTGAAAGAGTCTTGGAGAATTTGATCCGACATGGTCCATTCACGCATCATGTAGTTGGAACCGTGCTGGACGCGTTTGCAGGCGAAGTAGAGCCAAGAGTGAGGGTTGATTTCAGTGGCTTTGCCGTCTTTGATTTGTTTGCAGAGGACGCGGAGGTCGTCGCGGGACATACGGTTGACGTCGTAGCCGAGGTACATGAGGGAAAGAATCTGTGCGGGTTTGAGTTTGGCGAGATAGTCGTCCCACATAGTAGGGTCGCCGAGGGATTTGCAGTGGGCGGCGACTGTCCAGCCGTCAGCACCGGCTAGGTCGTTTTGGTTGAGGTCATAGCCTCCGTCAGCTCGATAAATATCTCGGTTTTTCTTGGTGACGGTTTGGAGGTTGAAACCTGAACCTGAAGGGGAAGTATAACAGCTAAGTCGTCCAGTTTCGGAGCCCACAATGTTATAGCCGCACCTGATTCTTCCGTCAGGATCAGCTTTATTGCCAAGGGTTTCGGTGGCAGTGTAAAGAGCGCGCAGTTTGATGATGAGGTCGATTGCTTGGACTGAGGGGTGTTTCCCTTTGAGTTTGAGGAGCGCGAGTTTGTCCGTCGTTTCTGACCTTTCGCCGTCTTCATTTTTCTTTCCTTTCTTGTATTGTACTGGGAGTTTGAGTTTTCGGTAGAGAAATTCCGTCATTTGTGGTGGGGAGTCCACGTTCAGTTCACACTTTAGGAGGATGGATATTTCACCGAGTTCGCTCGGCGTAAGTTCACGTTGATCACGCGCTGCCGCAGTAATGATAGCGACGATGCGATTAACGTCGGCGAAGGTTGATGTTTTAGAATGCTGGATAAGGTCGGCGAAGGTGTTGACAAGACCTTTTTTGACGTCTTTGACGAAGCAGAGTTCACGACATTTTTCAAAAATGGATTGGATGGTGAGGGAGATGCCAGCGAGCTTGTTTAGTTCGTGCTGAACTCCGTATATTTCGGCAGTTGTTTTATCAAGACGAGCCACAGACCTTTCCTTATCGAAAAGGATACCACGAAGCTCCGAGTAAAGGAGAGGTAGGAGCAACTCAAAATTAAAGCGATAGTGGGCAAGGCTACAATCGTGAAGTTTAGATTTGTGGTGTTGCCAGATTTCGTAGGTGACACAGGAGTCCTTTCCGTTGTAGGTGAAGAATTGTGTTCGGTCTTGGGTTTGACGTTCTGATTTGTAGTAGGGTTCTTTGGTGTAGAGGGAGGCCTGGACGGCGAGACCTTTCTCGATTTCACACATGAGTTCCCAGCCCATAAGCATGATGTCGTCGGCGAACCCGCGGACCAATATCTTCATATGGTAGGCGAGAACGAATAGGTCGTAGAGACCGTTCTGTAGAATCTTGGGGACGTTGGGATCGGCCAGTGTGAGAGCAACTTCCTTCAACAGCAAGGCTTCCTCGTCTAAAGTCCAAGGACACCACTGGCCGAAGTAGAAGGGAACGACGAAGGCGTAGGTGGGCGAGTCGGCGAAGGAGATACAGGTGACGCCTTCTTGCACGCCGCCTTCTATGTCTATCGCGATGTGTCGTGGGTTAGCACGTAGGTCTCGGAGCTTTGCGACCAGTACGTCAAGGGGTAGACTCGTTTCGATGACCCTTTTCGGGAGGGTGAGAGTGGGCGTAGTCCCTTCACTGCGCGCCCTAATAAGGTCAAAATTAAGTAATGGCGTCCAAGAGTATTGGCGTAAAACTCCGGCTGGATGGTAAGTCGACAGGCACTTGAATCGCAAGGGCTCGAAGTCGGTTTTGGTAGGGTCGTGAAAGTAGGCTTCGAATAAAGACCCACGCCACGCGTCAACCGACGTTTTACCGCCCTTAAACTGAGAGAGGGCAGTGTTGCCAAGGAGGACGATGAGGTTCGGGTTGAAGGCGATGAGGTCGAGTTTGAGTTGGTGGAACCCGTCACGGAACTCCGGGCCGTCTTTGGAGAATTGTGAGATGTCATTGTTTGGTGGTCGGTGTTGACAGATGTTACCGAAGAAGCAAGCGTTTGGGTCGATACCGGATTTGGACATGAGGGAGCGAAGAAAGCGTCCGGACATTCCGACGAAGGGTTTGCCTTCGAGGGTTTCCTGTTCGCCGGGGGCTTCGCCAACGAAGGCGATGCGGTATGCGGCGGTGGTGGTGGGGAATGAGTTGGGGACTTTATTTGCCACGTGAGAGAGCGTTGATGATTTTGTTCTGGAGTTTCGGTTCGAGGTCGTAGAAGTCGACGACCTCGCCTTGGGAGTTGAGCGAGTGACGGTAGCGGATTATCTGAGGGTCGTGGGATTTCTCCAACGATTGGTGGATTTCGTAGGTATCGTCGTCGTGTTTGACTATTTTGGTGGTCAATCTTCCCTCCAGTCTATAAAGGTTGGATGACGTGGACGGACGTCCATGCCATGTGGTTGGTATTTGAATGTGAAAGTTTTGCCTAGGTAGAAGGCCCTGTTAAACCAGATTTTGTCTCTTTGTTGTTGTGTGAACCCTGAGCCGACTCTAATTTCGATAGAGGAGTCCTTACCTTCGGGCGTCCATGTGGCCACAAGCGCGCCGAGAGTATCTCCTGGCGTCTTATTATCTTGATGAGATGAGCGTTTTGAGAGGCCAAGTTCATTAACTGTTTGGGCATTCTCGTTATGTTGGAGTTCTTCATAACCGGTGACGATGGCTTCGGAGTCTAGGAAGCGTTTCAGTTTGACGAGGTAGAATTCGTTGAGGGTGGAGCGGCCGGATTTGTACGGTCCACGAGGGTCTCGGAGCATCACACCTTCGTATCCCTGCGCCAAACAAACGTTCTCGTAGTTGATGAGGTCCAGTTCGTTTGTGATGTATTTGGGTGGAACGACGGAGACGTAGGTGGGGAAGGATGTGGCGCGTTCGTTGAGACGTTCGAGACGTTCGATGTAGGTGCGTTCTGGGTAGGTGAGTTCGTCGAAGACGTGGAAGGAAAAGGGAGGGGAGCCCGTGGTTGTACGGATGAGGCCACCAGCCTCATTGAACGGCCTACCAGGCACGATCAACTCCCCGTCAAGCATGTCGCACCACATGGTGGAGAGCATTTGTCGGATGAAGGAGTTTGGTTGGTCTTTGAAGTTGCGAGTGAGGGGACGGCCATTTATCACGAGGCAGCGGTAGCCGTCGATCTTTGGCGTAGCCCAGCATGGGTAACGGACTTTGGAGACATCCATTCGGAGGTCTGCGGCGAGCATTGGGCGGGTTATCACTTTGCCCTCCTTCTGACAAAGGCGTCTGCTATTGCGTAGCAGTCGTTGGCGACTTTATTAGCGTCTCCTTCGGTGCCGTTAATATAGTTTTCGTTTCGAAGGAGACACTGTAATGTCACCAAAGCTACTTCGTCTCGGAATAGTTTTGGCTGTAGTTCCATAGAACACTGTGGACAAGTAAACACCACTGGACCACCCTCCAACGGAGTGTTCGGGTGTTTCTTACAAAAAGGTGTAGCTGTTGTGCTCATATTATTCAAAATTCACCGCAGCGAATCTACTGCGGTAGTGTCTAGACACATTCTCAATCAACGCTGGGTAGTGGGTTGCGTCCTTTTCGATTGCTAGTGCTTTACGGTTCAGGGAAAGCGACGCCACCGTCGACGACCCACACCCAGCGAAGGGGTCTAAAATTGTTTCCCCGACGACGGAGACCGCTTCGATCAGGGGTTTCCAAACTTCGAAGGGTTTCGCGAAGGGATGTTTGAATTCTTCCTTGGCCTTGTCGTTGGAGGCAAGGACCCAGGAACTCTGCACGGGAGTAGGGATTAGGGCCTTTCCCTTACGCATGATGATGGCAGGTTCGTGGTTTTTGGTGGTGTTATACTGCGCTGCGTTGTTCATGCAGGGGTGAGTTTTGCACCAGATGAAGGGCCAACGCTGCACCTTGAACCCTGCGTCAATACCCCATTGGTAGAGGGATTCCCACATGGTGTAGTCGCACCACATGACTAAGAAGCCGTGGTCCATGAGGGCTTTGTAGGCTTCGTGGACGAAGGATTCGAGCATTCGTTTGTTGGAGTCGACCTGGTGCGTCTCGGCGATACGGTCTATGTTCTCCATCGCGTTGTTCTGTTGCATCATGGAGACGTCGATGGCGTATGGTGGGTCGCAGATGATGTGTTGGAATTGAGATTTGAGTGTCATCATCTTGCCTTCCCATGCTGCGTGGTGGAGCATTGAGGATAAAGGGATGGTGATGGGGGCGACGTCCACTAGGCCAGCGAGGAGGTTCGGTGCGTCTGTGGGTTTGATGGTGGCGGGAGTGGCGTGTTCTCCGAGAGCTTTCGGGGACATGGCGGCGGGGAGCGTGCGTTTGGCTAACTCCAGAGCAGCGACGTCTTCGGCTTTCTTGGCGAGGGTCTTGAGAGCGTCGGACCACGTTGGCGCTTCGATCACTTCCTTGTTTCCTTGTTTGATTTCACGGGCCAACTTCCGGGCGAAGTTGACGAGAGGTTGAGAGTAGCCAACGAAGCGGGCGGTGTCGGTTTCGGTCCACGACTTACCCGCCTTCGTGGCTTCCACCCATTTGAGATGGTGGATTTTGTCGATCGCTTGGAAGTTGTCCTGCCAACGGGTGTCCTCTCGGCGGACGTTTTCTTCGAGTTCGAGGATGACTCGATCGGAGTCGTTTAGGACTTCGATATAGACCACGTCAATCTCCTGCCAACCGAGCATTTCGCACGCAGCAATACGTCGTCGTCCGGCGATGAGACGATGGTTGGCGTCTACAACAGCCGGTTGGATTAGTCCGTTTTGCTTGATTGACTCAGCAAGGGAGGCTATGTCGCCCAGGTCGGAGCGGTAGCGTTCGCCGATGGTGATGGATTTGATGGGGATTTGTATACGTGCGATCATGATTTTAACAACTTAGCAGGGAGTTTGTCTAATTCGTGCCGGACGCATGAATCACAAAGGAGACGGTCCTCGTTACAGACGACTTCGATTGTGATGTGCATACCGGAAAATGGGCCGAATAGTCGGTGGTGGATTTTACCTGTGGGCTCGGAACAACGTGCGCATTCGCCGGTGGTTTCCTTGAAGGCGATTTCGCGGACGGAGTCTGCGAGTGGTTTTTGCTCCGCTTCGAGGAAGTCCGCGGCGCGTTCGAGGAGGTCTTTGTCGTGGGAGGTCATTTTCTGTGAGGATTATTAACTAATGGGCACCGATGAAGATGCCCATTGTGTTAGTAATCAGGCAGGGATAAACTGCTTGATGACGTTCTTGGGCGGGTAGACCTGGCCCGTTTTCTTGTCCTTGGACTCTGGTTCGACCACAACCTTCGCCATGAGGACCTTGTCTTTGTATTGGTCCAGGGGCATGAAGGAGCCACCAGCACCCTTGCCGAGGACAGAGTCGCGGAAGAGTGCGAGGTTGCGGGATGGGTCGTAGGAGTCGGTTTTGTCCATCGAGATGGTGTGGTTGAGTTTCCAACCAGCTCGGATGGGCTTGCCTTCGGTGTCGCGAGCGTCCTCCATCGTGCGGAGCTTGATGGAGAGGTTCGTCTTGCCGGGGGTGTTTTTGGAGGGGACGAGTTTGATGTCGTCCACGGCCAGTTTGTAGTTATCCTCGGCAAGCAGAGGCATCGAACGATCGACGTCTTTGTAATCCTGGTTGAGGATTGCGAGGACGTCTGGTGATGGGTTCGCTTCTTGTTGTGTTTCGTCTGACATATATGTTGATATGTGTTTGTTTAGTGGTAGTGACGATACCAGCGTTTTCCCTGAGTAGTTCAGGGGAAATTAGTCTTCGTGTCGACCGTGGTAGTAATCTCCGTCCCACGCAGGATAGCAGTTGGGGCAGAGGTTGAAGCGGACGAAAGGTTTGGGGGAGGCGACGGAAACTTGCCAACATGTTATAGTATCCCAATCGAAGAAGTCTTGGTCGCAGCCGTAGCAGCGGGAGTTTGGGCGAGTATAAACTTCGAAGTGGTCGTCCTCTTGGTATGCGCCGTGGATCATATCTTCAGGTATTTGTTGATTTCTTCGTAGGTGGGGTTTTTGATTTCTGGTGGCATGAGGTAGGCATTTTTGAGGTCGCCGTATTTGGGAGAGCGGGTGGTGGTGAGGACGCAGTCTTGTTTCCCTAACGTGCCTGGAGTAACGGTCATGAGCCAGACGTCGGTGAAGAAGCCGGCAAAGACTTCACCGACTTTGGTGGAGATGAGGGGTTTGTAACCGATAATTTGGTTCGCGTCGTTGGTGATGGATTCAACGTGGCAGGTGACGATGACAGTTTTGCGACAGTTGCGAATGAGACCAATGTAGGTCATCAGGTAGTCGCGGAATGGACGCCAGTGTTGGCGTTCGAACGGTTTGCCAGTGGGGATGTTGAGTTGCTTCTTGACCTTGTCGTATATGACAGTGTCGATAGTGGACATGGAGTCGACGATGATGGTGCGGTCCAGAGGGTCCTTGATGGCGAGTTCGGTTTCGGAAAACATGCGATCGTATCGTTCGCCGGACGGGACGAGGTGCGGTTTCTCGTCGGTATGGTCGTCGAAGTAAGGGACGTTGGATATGACGAGGTTCTGCGGCATCTTGTTGATCGACTTGAGGTAACGGAGAGGACCGTTGTGGTTGAGATCGACGTTGATGAGCCAGGGGTTTGGGAATTGGAGGGCGAGAGTGGTCTTAAAAGCCCCCGGAAACCCCTCGATGAGGATGGAAGGTTTGTCTTTTAGAGCGTCGTTTGGGTTGATGGTGATGGGCATATAGGTTTGTCTTGTTTTGGTTGATTGATGAAAGTGTGGAGGTCGTAGGACGGAACCAAGAGTTTCTTCGCCCTCGTCACTGCGACGTACATGAGGTTGAATTCTTCGGGTTCGGTGGTGATTTTGCCACACTCGTCGTAGAGTTTGAAGTCGTCAGCGAGGACGACGTTGTCCCATTCAAGACCTTTAGCTTTGTGGGTGGTGGTGGCGATGCAGTTAGGGTCGGGGGAGAAAAGCATGTCGTCGATACGTTGGATGACGCGACGGAGGTCGGTGTTGTAGCGTTCGACGATGCCGATTTTGGATAAGGTCTCGAAGTCTCTAATCTTCTCTGCACGGAATCTTAGAGCTTTCAGGTCCTGGGTGAGGAGTGGGGGAAGGGTGCGCATGTAGGCACGGTAGCCAGCGGGGTTAATCACCGTGGCTCTTCGACCTGAAGCGAGAAAGTGAAATATACCCGCGTTGGTCCTTGCGAGATAGGTAAAGTGTGAAGGTATTGTGTGAGTGACGACACCAGGGTCTTCAAGGCGGGACTCGATAAGATGAGTTTCGCCAAATGCTTTTGAGAGGATGGTGTTCGCAACATCCGCGATAGCAGGACCGAATCGGAATGTTTCTGTAAGGTAATGTGTAACACCTTCGATCGTGGAGAGAAAGTTATGCGCACCTCGCCAGGAGTAAATTTGTTGGTATGGGTCCCCGACGAGGACCTTCGGTGTGGAGGCTTGGTTGGCGATGATGGAGTAGGTGACTGGATTCGTGTCTTGGGCTTCATCGAGGAGGATGAGGTTGTGAGGGAGGGTGGGTTTGGAGAGTTGCCAGACCTTCAAATAGACGGAGTGGGTGATTGGGTATTTGCGGGTGAGCATTCGTTCCCATACATCATTAGCCCATTCGAGTATTTGCTCACGGGCGTTCTCGACTTCGACCGGGATGTGGTCGTCGAGGATTTCGTCGGTGGCGTCGGAGCAGTATTTTTCAATCGTTTCGAGGACGAAGGAGGTGGAGGTGTCGTTCATCTCGAAGTCTTTGGCGACGGTGGAGCGGTCCAGTTTGGGGAGGATTTCTTTAAACTGGCGGCCTATTTCCCGGTAGGCCAGGGAGTGCATCGTGCGGCAGTTGACCCACGAGGGGAATTTGGTGTTGGCCTCGTCGGCGACGCTCTTGTTGAAGGCGACGTAGAGGGTGGGAGTCCATTCGTTTTTTTCTGTCAACAGGCGGAGGGTGGTAGTCTTCCCGGTGCCCGCTCGGGCGATTACTTTGGTGATAGGGGTGGAGAAGGGGTTGTGCGTGATGATGGTGGTTTGTTGTGGTGTTGGGTTCATGATTCGTCTAGTATTTGTTGTATGATTTCGCGGAGGTCGCTGTAAATTCGCATCTCAGTTCGGTGGACTATGTCGTCGTAACGGTCATCGGACAAGGTGAGGTGCCGGTGTGCGTCATCTAACTTGTCTCCGAGTTTGTTGTGGAGTTTGAATAAAAGGGTGCGTCCGTCCATATCAATCCTCCTTCAACGGCGACCAGTCGTTGTGTTTATACAAACCAGAGGTCAAAAGCATCTCACGCGCTTCGGGGGTCGGAGAGGAACACACATCATAGTATTGGCACTTGCCGAATTTCCCCACGCACCAGACTTTCTTCAATGGAAAGTGTCCTTTGTTCGCATGAAAGAAGACTTCTTCGAGGAGTTGGATGGTGTTGTCACGCCATTCTTCAACCAGACGCCAGTCTTTAGGGAAGGTTTCGCGGGAGAGTTCGATGCGTTTGCCGGTGCCTTTGGCGGTGGGTTGACGTGAGCCGAGGATGTTGACCTTGTAGCCGAGGGGGAATTCGCCGGTGCGTTTATGAACCGCCCACATGTAACCGGGGAATTGGGCGGACATGTTTAGGTGGTCGGAGAACTGGGAGCCCATGATGGTGGTGGTTTTGTGGTCCCAGACCCAGAGACGGTGGTGTTCTCGCTCGACGAGGTCGATACGGCCGGTGTATATAACGGTAACCGGCTCACCTCTGTAGGCAAACACGGCGAGAGGGATGGCGAAGGGGCGTTCGACGTATGGACGGAGACCCATGGTAGGGATTCCGTGATTTGTGAGAATGACATGCTGAGTCGTGCTGGACAAGTCTTTAGCATGGTGGAAGTCGGCGGCAAGGTATTCCCACCGCTCTGGGAGAGTGAGCTTGCGATTAAGTTTTTCCACGATGACTCGTTCGGTGGCATATTCTTTGTTGTAGGTTTCGCCGAGCAGGGAAAGCTGTTCAGCGTTCCGCCATTCCTCGGAGGGACAGGGGTTGGCTTCGAGGTATTGTAGACCAGCAGCAATCATATCCGGTCCGTCGATGGCCGAGAGGAAGTCTTCCTTGGAGTAGCGGTATTGCATCATCTTGTGCGCTGCGGCACCGAAGCGGACGGCGGCGCCTGAGCCGTCTAGGATGCGACGACGGACGTAGCCGTATTCCCACTGACGAGAACAGGTTTGGAAGTTCTCGAGTTGGGTGTTGTCGATGTAGAGGCAGCCGTCGATGATTGGTAAAGGGGTCATTGTATTAACCAGAGAGTTATGGCACCTGCTGTACCAAGACAAAACATGAAGGCGGATTCAGGTTTGAATTGACCTGAGCCATTATGTTTGATTGCACCGTATTGCACTAGTAGGGTCAGTGCTCCGAACAAGGCGAGGAATAAACACGCCGCGAATGGTATGGCGAGGTTGGGGTTCATTGTGAGTTTTTGAGAAAAAACATGAATTTGACGTATTCGTAGTAGATACCCGCGGCGAGTATGGCAGCCACCAGTAGTACTGCGAAAACGATAACACACCACTCTCCGAGTTTCTTCATAAGAACTCCGACACGTCAATCTTCGGTACCGACGTTTTAGCCTTTCTTAGCTCGCTTGTTGCGGACGACCTTTTCGGGCTCACTGACTTGACCAGTTGGCTTGTCTGCCGAATCTCCCTGAGCTTCTGGACGTGGGCGCGTAGTTCCTCCTCCGTCATCTTGTCCACTGGAGTGTGGATTAGATTCAGGATCGGTGAGTCGGGCACAAAGGTAGGCCTCGACGGTGGTGCGTTCGAGATAGGTGTATCGGTGTTTTCGGACATAATCGGCTGTTTGTTTAACGAGGGTGTTGAATACGGCCTGTAGAACCCCGGACTTGCCGGGGAAGATTGCTTGTATAGCACGAAGATCGTCGGCCTTTAGCTTCGCACGGAATGCGATGAGGTCGTCTTCGGGAGTGTTGGCGTAGGGGTTGTGGATTGAGGGGCGAACGGTTTGCATAGGTTTCTATCGTCATAACATTACGTAAGAGCCGTCGTTATTACGTATAACTGTCACGTCTTTTACGTTCTGAAGCTCTTCTAAAGTCTGGATTTGCTCGGCAGTAAGGTGCGCGAAGCGGACGCCGTTAGCGAAGTTGTCGATGCGGTGGGAGCAGAGGATAGCACAGGCGGAGAGAAAGGCCTTGTAGTCCTCGTCGGGGATGGTGATGATGTCGATGTGTTTGGTGCGGATGTCGAGGACGTCGCAGCCCACAACTTCGTTCATCTTAGACCAGGTTTTGATCTTTTCCTTCGGACCAACGAGAATGGTGTTGTCGTCACGGTGGGAGACAATGATGTCGTCGTAGATGGTGAGGAGTTTGGGAACGTCGATGAGGTCTTTGACTTCGTTTTGGTGGTATTTGACTATGGCGAGGAGTGAGTCACGCAAACGGGCAGAGAAGGTGGCGGGGGAGATGTGAGGAGTGAAGGAGGTGACGTCTGGCCAACGGTTGAGGACCGTGGCGATGGCGGGGATGTAGCGGTGGACGGCACGGAGTTGCAGGTCAGGACGCATAGGAGTCTTTTTTCTGTAGAATCGGGGTCAAAGTTTTACAGCGCATCCACAGTTCTCGCATGTGAGAGACAATCCTTTAGCGAGAACGCCTTTTTTTATGTAACACTGGTCGTGCTTGCCACAGTTTCGGCAATACGTTCCGAGGTAGTAATACTTTGAATACATCTCAATATCATCGCTGGGCAATTCCCAGCACACAGTTGGAAGCACTTTGTTCATAATCATTGACCTTTCTGTAGAATCGCGCTGAGTTCGGCTTTTTATTGCCAAGCAAGTATGACTTGGCACAGCTTAGCGTTTTCGACCAGTTCCTCTTTGCTGTTTACAACAGTAGCAAGTTCTCCATTCGCACGACGGCTAACGAAGTTTTTTGGGAATACCTTGTCTTGTCCGGGGTTGAATGCGTGCCAGATTTCGCCTGCATACACAGACTTTGAACCGTTCCGCTTCCATTGTGCGTAGTGAATTTCAGCCATTGATGGTCCGGGCATAATTATCCTTTCGGTTTGCAGTTACATTTTTCGTTTTGAACTTTTCCGACACCGTAAAACCCAAAAGCGGGACACGCCTGCGCGTGCACATCTGGTCTATCCACCCACGCCGCCTTTTCTTTCAGGCGTTCGTTTTCGGCGCGGAGGGCGTCGATCTCGGTCTTAAGTTTTACCCACTCGTCGCCCTGCTGTTTGACAGTTTGATCTCTGTTGGCGCAAATCTGTTTCCATTCATCTCGCTCCGCCTCCAACTCTCTCGCTTTTTGTTCCGCTGCGTCTCTCTCTGTTCGTAATTGCAGGTAGGCTTTGCGCTGAAGTTCGGATTCGTCGGCATGACATTGGGCAAAATGAATCTGAGCCTTCATCGCAGCGGAAAAGGAAGGCATCGGACCATCGCCATAGAGGCGACAACAGTTTTGACAGCGGACAATCGAAGCCTCACACAATTTTTGAACCGGCGTTCCGCACAGATGACAAACACCATTAACAATTTCGCTCATATCCTCACTTCCCTTTCTGTTGAATCGGGGTCGAGTTGCGCCGTTTACATTCCCGTATAGCGTCCATGAAATCCGAAAAGTATTCGGTCCATGAATTGTTACGCCCCGGAAATTCCTTGCTCTCTACCTTCCATCGCGCCGGACGCATTGGTGTATCAATTACTTCGTATTTCATCATTGACCTTTCTGTAGAATCGCGCTGAGTTCGGCTGGCAACATTTCAGCGCAGACGGGACACAGGCCAACAATTAAGCGTTCGTCGTCGTTGTCAAAATCCGTGCGGCAACTCGGACAGGTGATCTTAGGTTTTTCGCGCTCAACAACCGGCAAAGGCGTGTGCAGATTTTCGACGTAGTTTTTCGCGTCCATAAATGAGAGCCCTGCCGCATCTATTACGAGCCGAATCGCCCTAACGCGCTCGCCGCCGTTTTTTAAGAACTGAACGCAGTATCTGAAGTTGTTGCTCTGAAGAATGTTTTCAGCCTTCGCTTTCAGCCGTTCGTTTTCGGCGCGAAGGGCCTTTAGTTCTTTGATCGCCCGCTCAGACGGCGGTTCTGGTTGGGGATTTGTTAAATCATTGCCAAGCAATTCATGCGAACAATGGACGCAGTATTCCTGCTCATTTGATGTTGGCGCAAATGGGTTTCCACAGCGAATACAAGTAGCGTTCATATGATGGCTGAGGTATTTTTCGGGGATGGCGGGAGGCGTTGAGTTTTCTATTGCATGACGACCTATCACATCGCAGTTGCACGGGTTCGGTCCGTGGACGCTGCAATACTCGCCGTTACATTTACTGCATTCTGGCCCAGGGCATTGCGGTTCGCTCATTTGTTCTCCTTTTCGGCTGGGTTGAGGCACGCATCGCAGGTAATGCTCTTTGCCGGTTATCTTCATATCTTTTCGGCTGGGTTTTCGTCGGATTGGGCGGGTGGCAGATCAGACCACCTACAGCGCGATCCTAAACACCATCCTTCGTGGTTCCCTTGATGCCCCCTTGGCTTGTGACACGGCGACACGGGCTCGCCGCTTTCTATTTCAGTTGTTGCGAGGCAGGGGTCTGTGGGGGTGGTCATTTGTTCTCCTTTTCCGGAACCAACTTCACCTCCACCCTACATCCCACTGCCCGCGCATACCTCACCATCGACCAGGCGGTATGAAAACCAGAACGTTTCATCGCCATGTAGACGACACCGACAGGGACGTTGAGTGCTGCGGCCAACTCTTTTGGTTTAATGTCCTTCTTCGACATTTGTTCACGGAGTTGTTTGTTAAAGGAGTCTTCAAGGGTCATAGGAGGTCTTTCACCATTGCGGCACGATACTCGGCGGTCTTTGCACGTGCCTTCGCTTTCTGTTCCCGGACCTTCTGTTGCGCCTCGACTAGTTTGCGACGTTCGATTGCAGCTTTTTGTCTCTCCGGTCCATACTTCCCCTCCAGCTCGTATTGTTCAATTTTGGGGTCGGTGAGTGGGCCGAGGATGAGGAGGTGGTCGTAGAGGGAGGATTGTCCCTTACAACGCTGGTCGGGTTTGCCTTTGAAGGAAAAAGTTGCCATGTTTTGGAGGTGAGGATTAGAGGCTAATTTCAACCGATGGAATAAAGGCGGTGGAGGACACCTGAGCATAGGACATATGGAATATAATATGCACAGGGACCGAAAACGTCCTCCACCGTGATTTATGCCACCAGGTCGGCGACCACCTGGGCGCGGCGACGTGCTTCGCGTTCCTGAAGGGCGAAGGCGACACCTTCTTCGGTGGCGGGGACTTCGCGGTTGAGTTCAGCGCCGAGTTTCCCAGCGGCCTTCTCGTAGGTGCCACCTTGGGCGAGGATGGAACGGGCGGCTTCGAGGTAGGTTTTGGGTGGAGTCTTGGGTTTGCGTTCCGTGGCCTTCGGGTCGAATTTGATACCCTGTGCCACCTGCTGCGCGAGGGGTGCGAAACGTGCCGCGAAGGCATCGTCGTCAAGGCCAAGGTGGGCCTGAAGACGTTTCTTGTAGGCACCTTCGGATTCGGAGACGACCAGGATGGGTTTCTGGTCCTTGTCGAATTGAGGTTCACCCTTCGCGTTCTTCTTCTGTTCACGCTCGATCGGGAAGGAGGTGTCCTTTTCGAGAGCGTCGACGAGTTTGGAACGGAATTCAGCCAGGACGCCGCGGTAGATCACGTTGTCAGTGGCTTCTTCGAGACATGCGCCGGAACGACCAGCGAGTGAATCGAATTCTTCGACCGTTTCGGGCACTTGGACCATAACGTCGAAGCCGAGTGAGTCAGCTATATGTTGTTTCATATGTTTGTTCGGTGGGATATGGGTCCACCTGTCCCGCGGTGAGAAGGTTTGGTTTCCTCAGCTCACTGCACCTGAGGTGATCGTTTAGATCGAGATTGTTAGTTGGAAGTGATGATACGAAAAGCGGTGATGCGAGGGACGAAATTGGGCGAACGCCAGTAGCGGGAGTCCGGGCGGACGACGTAGGGTGGGTTTGGGGTGTATTTCACTTCTGTCCCACGCTTCCAAGAGTCGTCGCGAGGACGGCGTGCGCTGGAGGACTTCTTTGGGTTCTTTACACGACCGGGAAGTTCCTCGTTGCGAGTGTTTTTGAGTTGATTGTATCGTATTTGCTTTGCGTGCATATGTTATTTCGGGATGATGACAGAGTCGTTGAGATTACGAAGAAGGTCGAGAGTGCGACGTGCGCGGAGCGGTAAGTCTCGTTGTGTCATGTCGCTGTTACCAAGCCACAGCAATTGTTGGAAGTTGTCGATGGCGTGTAGTTTGATTTCTGCTGGTCCGTTGTCGGCAACGGATTCTAATAGGGCTACGAGTTTTTCGAGGTTGTTGTCCATAAAATCAAAACCCTCCCCGTCGCGGAAGGATAGAACACCTATGCTTTGTGGTCGGTGTGAAAGACGGGGAGGGTAAATTTGCCCGAGGTGGGAGTTTCACCCACTCTTTCCTGTCGGGCAGGCAGGACACCACAGACAATGAGCACGTAGCGAACGGCGGACTATCTGTGCAAAAACGCCCACACAGCTCTGACCATACTGTTGTCGGCAGATAGGTCGGCGACAAAGCTGGTGGGAAAGATGTCATTCAGCGTGCGCTGTTTGGCTGGGTTGAGCACTCACCGCCTCTATCATGTCCATCAAACAGCCTGTGCAGGAGAGTAAAACCTTCGGGTCGGTGATCTTCATGGTGGCCATGAGGAAGGCTTGCATGTGGTTGGCGACGAGGAGTAATTCGGCCAACTCCTGCCAGCGACCTTCGCGTGCGAGGGTGAGGGAACAGAGAGGGTTGCCGCAGTCGCAGGAAGGTTTTGAGGAGTCGGTGTGGTTGGTGATTACGGCACGAACAACATCCTGCAACTGGTCGAAGGCCGATGGGCCACTTTTGGTTTCGGTCATACCTTCCTCGTATCCTTGGCCGAGTTTGGCGGCTTGGACGAGGGCGGCTACCCAGACGGGAGCTTCGTTGGAGAAGTCGAGTTTCATAGTAGGTCTTTCACCATTTCGGTCATTTTTGATGTTCTTGTCGTTTTGACTTCAATCGTTTTTGTCTCACGATTGAAGTGAATACGCTCATTTTTGTCTGTCACGAACCAGTGAAGGTGGCCGAGGAATAGGCGGGAGTGCTGTTCGACGTAGCAGAGGATGCCGTTGGTGGCGGTTAGGAAGCCACGGGAGCCGGGGAGACCTTGAATCTCGCCGTGGAGGCGCTCTGTTAGTCTCCACTCCTCATTACGGCCAACGGTGATGTTGTTACACTCGAAGAAGTCTATAATCGAGGAGTAGAGGGGAACGAGCGAGGATCGTGGGAGAGACTCGGGCTCACTCACGATCGGGAGTAATCGTCCCGGTGGTCTGGGTTGTTTTTTCGCATTCATGCGAGGACCTCCTGAGAAGCAGGAAGCATGCCAGGATTTTATTCGCAAGGTTGAGAATTTTCATCACGCAGCCCAGCTAAGACGCAGAGCTGGTCGTTGAGTGTGAGGGTGAGAACGTGAGGTTTGCTTATCTTACACCAGTCAAGCCATCGTTCGAAGACTTTCGTGTCGATACCAACGTAGACTCTCTTGCCGTCAAGCCAAACTTCGTCGAATGAAAGACGAAAGTTGTTTCGATGGCCGTTGGTGATTGGTTGCACGTGTTCACAAACTTGGCCGCTTTGCGGCACCGGGGAGTTGTTGGTGCTCATAACAAACTCTCCGCGGTGGTGAATAGAAAGACAAGGGTGATCATCACCAACCAGCCTAATAGGCCGAAGGCGAGGACTAGGCAGATGTGTTTACTTGTGCGGGTTGACATAATCTTTAAAGGGTTCTCCGGGTTCAGGTAAGTGAATAATAAAGTTGCAACGGACGATCTCGCAGTGGTTTTCGAGTGCGAGTTCGGTGGCGTAGATGTAGTCTTCGTAGGGGAACGGCCATTCTCTCACCGCCACGTTCCTTCGAAAGAAAACGAAGTTGGATGTTGGTGACTTAGTATCGTATTCGGGTGAAGTCATTCTGGTGAGAATACGCGGCCCGTCAACGTCTTTCAGGTTGTGGGAGAGAAAACACGCGAGGAGTTGTGCTTTAACCACGGATGGCAATGTGCCGGTGCGACACTCGAAGGTAAGGCAGAGAGCGGAGCGGTGTTCGGTGATGGAGATGTTCACTTAACCCTCTCGTCGTTAATAATCAACTTACCAATACGACAGGCACGAAACAAGCAACGGCCATCAACGTTCACCCAAACAACCTTCTCATCTGAACGTATTTGGATTTCAACGAATTCAGGTGCCGTGACATCAGCCATCCTTTGTTCGCGCTCAACATCGTGAGGTTCAGCACCAGGACAAACACCTTTAGTTCCGTGGTGTGTTGTTTGACAATCCGAACATTCAAAAGCGTCAACCTCGTTAGAGGCAACATCGGAGCTTCGCTCCGCCGGTTTGTTTTCTTCGTTCACACTTCCCTCCCTGTTACGATCTCGAAGGGTTCTTCCACCGGCAGAAAACCCAACCAATACTGCGTTCCTGCTGCGAATGTTCGCTTGCCGACTTGAAGGGTGGTTAGGTGTTCGTAACAGCACCAAGCACTGTAGAGTTCACCGCATCTCAGGCGATGCGAGAAGCCTTTGAGGGTGTCGGAAACCTCCCAGGAGACTTGAATGGTGCCGAATTCTCGAACGTGGACGTTTGTTACTTTCGTGTTCATATCATTCCTTCCATTGTTTAACCAACCATCGCATCCAAACCCTCCTGTGCGAGTTTGGAAATGCGAGCGAATAGCTCGTTAGTGTATTCCCGCGGAGCGTATTCTTGCACGAGAACCTCATACAACTCATTCGCGCGTTGTTGCGAAATCAGCCCGTCCAAGACGAGGAACTTAATCTCCTTCTCGGTGGCGGTGATAACCCCTTTCCTATACTGCGTTTCTAGGTCGTTTTTTGTGATCATAATATCCTTCCATTGTTTAACCAACCATCGCATCAGCGGTGGAGAGATGCCGCTGATGGGTGGTTAGTTCTTCACCATGAATGAATCAAACGGCCAGATTTCGTTCTGCCGCGCCTCGGAGAGACCTTTGTTGAAGCCGTGCATTAACCTCTCCCTATACTTCGGATCGGCCTTGTTCATCAGTGTTTCAAACAACGCAGCACATGATGCAAACATGGCCGCAGCATACCCAACCGCCTCTGCATCGGGCTCGATGTTGATGTCTAAGTCCGAAACCAAAGAGTATCCTTTGGAATCTGTTGTATACTCGATCTTTAATACCATAAGTTCATCCTTCCCACTAAACTAAATTCGCATCATCGCGAATCTCCCTGACTCCAGCAAATCCCATGCCAATCCTCCATTCTCAGGGTTGAGAAACTTGCGAACGAGCCGATGGAATACTACAACCTGGGCCTCCAAGGCGTCAACTCTGCCTTCGGCCCGTTCGATCCCTTCACGCGACAAGGGGCCGGGTACGCTCCCTTGTGCGCCGGTCCCTATTATTCTCTAATGCTCACGGAATTTCCCAATGACCCTTATTCCCTTCGACCCAATGACCCTTGTGCTTTATGACCCTTCATCCCATACGTGCGTGCGTGTCAACGTGCGCTATGATCCCGGCCTCTGGCGATCCGGGAATATGGGTCATTGCCTCTATCCCGGTGTAATCCAATCTCCCTAACCATACCAACTAAAGTAGTATTGGAAATCAAAAAAATTATATACACACAGAGGAGGGTCTCTACGCTGGTATATAGGCAATGGCTTTGTGAGAATATCGCAATGACCCTTTGACCCTTATTCCGGCAGAGAGGGTGGGAGGGGAACGCACGCACGAATGCACGGACGCATGAGCGGATGCGGATATTAGAGGCTAATATGAACCAAGGAATCTCCAGAATGTCTATGATTCACCTAGCGAGGTGGACCCTTGGCTTTCGGAGGCTTTCGCAAAAATGCGAAAGGTTATCCTGGCATGATTCTAGCTCTTTGTGCTGATGGCTGACATCTTCGCAAGAACGCGAAAGCAGCCGATAGGATAGAATCATATATGCTCAAAATCGAAGACATCAAAGCGCAGCTCTCAGGCGCAAGGAAGGTCGCCATGACCGCCCGGCTGCAAATGAACGGCAAATCAAATTGGCTGCAAGCGGATTCTGACGCCGTTCTGCTCGCGATGGCGAAGGCCTATCACGACGCCCTCGTTACAATCGACGAAGACGACGCGCCGGATAAGACGCCGCTGTATGACGCCGCTGATGCGGAGTTTGAGATTGGCGCGCATCTGCTCACCAACCCCTCCGCTCTCCGGCAGACGATGGTTACACATAAGGTGATCACGCCCCCGGCGGAGACCAACAAGCGCAGCAACAAAGCCGCGTCCCTCATCGCTGGTCTTTGATCGGCCACGAGCAGCAAGCCCACTCCGTTAGTTCGGGGTGGGCAATTTTTGCCGGTCCTCACGCTTCGCTCCGGACGGGGGAATTAGCGGGCTTCGCCCGGAGATTACGAGGTTATCAAGGCGGGGATACCTTCCCCGCGAGGGGATGAACATTAGCTATATCCCCGCTCCACGTGGTTTCGGAATTTAAACTTTCCCAGGTGAGAAAAAACTAAAGACCCTTTTGGCTTAGGACCCTTGGAGAAAGGGGTCAAATCCCCGATGACCCTTCTGCGGGAAGACCCGATAGTCTCTCGACCCTAAGATAAGGGTCGTCTTTGGCCGGAGGGTTGATAGGGTGATCCCCGATGGATGAACTAGGACCCGATGACCGGAAGGAAAAGGGGTCGTTTCTTCTTGAGGTTCTCGACGGCTCCCTCCCCACAACGATCCCCGTGACGGATACCGTTCGGAGGCATTACGAGGAGTCAGTGAAACAAGATGAGTGATGAAGTTGACATTTCCGACTTGATCCCCGTCAGCGACCAGCATTCGGCCTTCCGGATGACGTCGGCGGACCATCGTGCGAAGCCGGATGAGTTGAAGTACGTCGATAACAAACAAGCGTGGAAGAATAACCCCGAACTTCAGGCAATCCAACCGGACGTCAAAGACGACTTCTTCAACGCCAAGACGCCAACGATGATGATTCAAAGCGAGAACGCAACTCACCGTCTGATGTGCTATCTAAAAGCACAGGGGTTGAGCAACAGGGAGATCGCTCTACGCACCGACAAAAGCGAACCTTGGGTTTCCCAAGTCCTCCGCCAACCTTGGGCTCGAAAGCGTATTGCGGAGGAAATGCAAGCGAGTGGCCGTGATGCTATCGAAACCGTCATCACCGCCGCTGCTGAGGACTCCGTCTACAAACTCATCGAACTCCGTGATGAGGCAAAGCAGCAGAATGTCCAGCTCGCCGCGGCGAACGCCCTCTTAGATCGGTTCCTTGGGAAGCCTACGCAGAAGGTTGAGTCGGAGGTGAAGACTACAATCCAATCCACGGACGTCGCCGAACTCCAAAACGAACTCGCTGCCGCGGAGGCCGAACTGAAGCGACGCGGTCTTGGTGTCGGGAGTACAAACTAATTTATGCACTACAGAAACGGCAGAGAAGCAAAGAACGGAGACACGATCGTCAGCCTCGGTTTCGACGGCGGCAAGATCGCAGCTATCGGCGTCCTCCACAACGCAGTCCCAGGCAACGATTACTGCAATGGCAGTATCGCTCCAATTAACACCACTGTCGTCGGTGCTTGCCTGTGCGACTGTCTGCACATCGACGACCTCACCGAACTCTTGAAGGAGAAGGGTTTGGACAAGCGCCCCGCGGGTAAGTAACCGGCCGACCGGAGGTCGGATGTTGCCAATGACAGTCCTGATAACATTTTCGGTGTTGGTGGGTGTGGCATTAACAGTGTCAGTTTTGGCCTGCCTCTGGGCGGCTCACTGCGCCTCGAAAATCGAACGTGAGCAGGAACAATGACCTACCAATTCCTCCGTATCGAGTCCGTCCGTAACGATGGCACCATCGTTCTCAACGACAAAACCATATTAGAGGCTAATAAGGACGAGGGCGGGACGTATGTGGTGGTGGGGGTGGTGAAGTTCTACCTAACGAACGATATGCTGGTGGCAATACCGAAAAGGGAACGTCCCTCACATGAGTGATTTCGATCCCGAACATGTGCTCCTCCTGAGAAGGAAGTTGGAAGCAACGAGGAAACTAATCGCTGCGGCGGAGAGAAATGGTCTCGCTTTCTACAAACCGCACCCGAAGCAGGACGACTTCCACCAAGCTGGCGTCAAGCATTCGAGGAGAATGTATCGCGCTGGTAACCGCTCAGGGAAGTCCACTGTTGGTTGTGCTGAAGACTGTGCCTGGCTTCTCGGGGAGCGTCCGTGGTATCCTGAAAGTCACAGCGCCCGACGGGGAGGTATTCCTCAGCATCGTGTTAAGGGGCTCGTTATTACAACTGACTGGGATAAGGTTGACGAAGTCTTCACATCCACTCGCGGTGGTGGGGAAGGAAAGTTGTGGAAGTTTCTGCCAAAGGGTTTTGTCACGAGTACAAGGAAGAACCACAACGGGGTGACGTCGATTATTGAGTGCGCGAATGGGAGTATTCTCCGCTTTGATACGGTGAAGTCGTTCATGAACGACCAGCAAAGTGCTGAGTCGTCAGATTGGGACTTCATCCACGTCGATGAACCCATCCCTCAACAAATGTGGAAGGCTGCTTCTCGCGGTCTTATTGACCGTAATGGCGCAGCCTGGTTCACTCTCACTCCTCTCCGGGAGGCGTGGATTAACGATCTGTTCTTCCCCCGCGATCTTACTGGCGCGGAGCTTGTACGTCCTGAGCATGTTTGGTCCGTTCAAGGGTCTATATTCGACAACCCTTACCTTACGAAAGAGGCCATCGCGGTGTATGAAGCGGAGCTTTCTGAGGACGAGAAACAATGCCGTTTGTACGGAATCCCCTTACATCTGTCGGGTCTTATATACAAACAATTCGACTATCGCCGGCACGTTCTCACCGAACCTCCTAAAGGGTGGAAGGACCTCCGAACACCGCCAGAAGATTGGCCCGTTTACATCTACATCGACTTTCACCCTCAAACTCCTCACCATGTTCTCGGCCTCGCTGTGAGTCCTCAGGGCCACTGGTACTACTTCATCGACGAATTTCAGCACCTTGGTGCGGAGGCTTTGGCGCAGTTGGTGAAGAACCGTACGAAGGGAATGCGGGTCATCCGCACCTGTATCGACCCGTCCGCCTTCATCGAGCACCCGGTGCTGGAAGGCACCACCTTCGGGGATGAGTTGATATCAAACGGTTTGTTTGTAGAGAAAGCGCACAAAGACCTAGCCGGTGGAATTGTGCTAACACAGGAAGCCTTGGAGAGGGGCAAGGTTAACCGGAGCGAGCAACAGATTTTTGTAATGTGTCAGTGCCGGCGGTTTCTCTGGGAAATCCAACGCTACTGTTGGGATGAGAAGGAGAATAAACCAGTCGACAAAGACGACCACGCAATGGAGAATTTCTACCGTTCTGTCTATGACAAACCCATCTACCTCCCAATGGACGTCGCGGATAGTGGTCCGATCCCTGATCCGGTGATTGCCGGAAATTCGTGGGAGGGTGATCTTAGTCTCAATCTCTCAACGCTGTGAAAGTAGACGTCGCGTTCCTCAACGACTTCGCTGGGTTGGATACAGCAACCGTCCCGGTGGAGGTTCGGAAGGGTGCCATCCTCGGGTTTAATCGGGAGGACGGCACACCGGAGATGCGGTCTTTCGGTGGGTGGGTAGACATCCGTGACTTCGGTGCGAGGGACGGCCACGATTCTACGGAGGCGTTGCAGAGAGCGGTGAGGGAAGCACCTGTAGGAACAGCCGTCTGTATCGCCGATGGAACGTATTACATCAATCCCGGTGTGACGTTGACCCTCAATCAGGTGAATCTATTCGGTAACGGCACATTGAAGGCCGGTGCTACTGGCACAGCCTGGCTCACTGTCTCCCTCTACAAATCCCGCATCGAGGGGGTCACCTTCGATGGTGATGAGAAGATTCAGCAGATTATAACATTGGTCGAGGCATCAACGTATTGGATGTTTCTTCGCTGCTCGTTCGTCAATGCGAGGGTAACACAAGTGAACGATCCAACCAACACGGCCTCCACAGGTTCCGCTACCGCTGTCGGTATCCGCCTCACCCGCGCTTGCCAACACGGCCGAATCCTTACCTGCGACTTCCTCAACATCGCGTGGGAGGGTATTAAACACTATCTCGGCGGTGTGGGACGTGCCTCTCGCGGAATCCTTGCGGCACCTTTCCCGTCCGTCTCGACAGCTTCGGACGCTTGCATCGACATTGTTATCGACGACTGTCGATTCATCAACAACGAGGCGGATAACAAGAAAATCGACTGTGATGCGATCGTGTTCCAGAACGTGGACCTCGATCTCGTGCCGAACCACGCCGCTGTAATCACTCGCTGCTATATTAAATGGTGGGGATGGCGCGGACTCAAGATGCAGTGCTCCGGCTTTCGTGCGATCAATAATGAGATCGAGTCTGGTACGGTGTTGGGAGCGGGTGTTGCCGACACCGACGGTTACCTCAAGTGTATGAGGACTGCCATCGAATGGTTTGGTCATAATGCCGTCGTTGCTCACAATAAATTCTACGGCGGCACCTGTGAACGTCCAATCAATGCTTTTAGTTTCTTCACTCTCTGCACCGGCGCCATCATCGACCACAACGAAATCACTCTCTACAATCGCGCTACGTCAGGCACAACGTACAGTCTGTTCATCAAGGGCGGACGGCATACGTCGATCACGGGGAACGTGATTAAATGGGGTGATCGTGGTATTCATCTTAGAGGGCAGTGTGAACACATCACCGTCACAGGTAATGTCTGTATTGAAACCGGCACTGCTGGTATTCTTGTCCAACATGAAACCGACGCTGGCGACCCATTCTTCAACACCTTCGCACAATACGTCACCATTGCCAATACGGTGATCAAAGATGGCACCACCTTCGGTATCCAAGTCGTCAATAACGCTCTCAACATCAACGTTTACGGAACTCAGGGTAACACGGGCAGCACGTTGGTGAATATTGGCACAACGGTGACTGGAGAGTTCTTCGGGAATCCTGGCGGCACGGCTGCTCCGATCACGGCTTTAACCCCCTTAACGGTTCAATCAACTTCAGGGGTGCAGAAGATCATTGTACGGGTGAATACGGCCGTCACTGACACCATCACGATGGAGGACCAGTCTGGGAACCTTTTTGATCGTTACGATGGTGGAACGTTGCAGAGGACGTTAGGTAATACTGCCGGTTCTCTCGTGTTAGCTGGCACCACTCGTCGGGTTCGGAAACGAACCACCCACACCACCCTCACCTTCGCCGCCACCGTCAACATCGACCTCGGTGGGATCGAGACTCAGAAGCTGACGCAGGCTGGTACGGTGACGATCAACGTTCTTAACGCGGTGGAAGGGAACATTGTGATGCTGCGTTTGGTGGGAGATGGTAATGCTATCACCTGGAACGCTAACTTGGTCACCAACACCATCGGCACGGCCCTACCTGCTACCGTCGCAGCGGGCAAGATTGCTATGTTTGAATTCTATTGTCCCGACGGAGTCACTGCAAACACTCAAGCGCGCTTCTTAGGCGTGCAAGCGTAATATGGCACAATACGACATTCCCTTCCTACAGAAGGACGCGACAACAAAGTACGACTTCCGGACTCTGGCACCTGCGGCTGGCGGTATTCTAGGGTTCAACCCCACGACGCGGGTGCCGGAGAACGTTACGACACTGTCGTATGATTCGTCGGGTCATATTACATTCCTCGACGCCAAGAACCTAATACTCTCCGGCACGACAGGAACGAAGATTGGCACAGCTGTGACACAGAAGCTTGGTTTCTGGAATGTCACTCCCGTTGTGCAACCTTCCGGTGCGAATCAGGCGGCACTCACTGACTCCACCACAGGCGTCGCTGCCTTTACTCTCGTTGACGCTGGAGGTGCTTACTCCCAGGCGAACATCAATGCGAATTTCGCGAGCGTTGCTCGTCTCCTAAATCAACTACGGTCCGATCTAGTTGCTGTAGGGGTAATCAAAGGATCGGCATAACTTAGCTATCAATGAGAAAAGCACTACATCTGACAGACTCCGATAGCGTTGCGCCGGAAACCCCACGTGACGCTCAAGACGTGGCCTACGTGGCCAATCAAATCCTCGGTTTTGACCCAACCTTGAAACAGGTTGTTGGTCAACTCCATAAACACACAATCATCCTGCCTGTCGCGGCAATGGCAAACCTTGCCGATGCACAGGTGTTGAAGGTTGCTGTGCCGTTCCCCTTCATTCTCAACTCGGTCGCGTATCGAGTTGGTGATAAAGCTGTGACGACAGCTGCCAAGGCGTCAACCGCCACAGCGCAGGTTAACGGTGTCTCTGTCACTGGTGGCGTGGTTGCTCTTACCTCAGCCAACTGCACACCGTCTGGCGCCGCGGTCGCTGGTACAGCAATCACGGCTGGCAACACCGGCACAGCCGACCAAACCGTCGGTGTCGTCATGTCCGCCACCACCGCCTTCGCTGAAGGCAACGGGTGGTTCGAGTTCAACGTCACCCGCAAAACGGCCTAAGTTCTCATCGGTGGGTGACCACACCCACCCAATGGTAACTTAACCAAAGGATCAATATGGTTCCGAACACATTTGCAACTGGCGGTTATGCGATTGGTATAAAGACCGTCGCAGCATCAGGGACGCCGGAAAGGATGCACGCTACGGAGGGAGCGGTGAAGTGCAAGAAGGTCACTCTCTGGGGACGGAAGGCGGCACGTACGGACAACGCTGGTATCGTCTATGTCGGCCCGGACTCCGCCAACGATTCCGAGAATAACGTTATCAAAATCGCTGCTGGTGGTGAGTTTGTGATCACCGCTGCTGATGGTCAATACATCGACCTTTACGACCTCTACATCGACGTGGTGACAAACGCTGACGGGGTGGCATACCTCGCGCAAGGAGTGTTGTAATATGGCAAGGCAATTTTCAACCACCATCCGAAACGACTGGCTTGATAGGTGGGAGTCCAACATCGGAGCGTCGGCTATTTTGGAGATATTCACTGGAGCAGCCCCAGCTAACTGCGCTGCCGCGGATAGTGGAACAAAGTTGGTGTCAATCACTCTCCCCGCCGACTGGATGGACGCCGCTGCTTCAGGGTCGAAGGCGAAGCTGGGAACCTGGTCAGCAACCGCTATTGCTACGGGTAACGCGGCTCACTACAGGTTGAAGAGTTCAGGTGGCACAGTACACGAACAGGGGACGGTGACGGCAGGCGGCGGAGGCGGTGACATGACACTCGACTCCGCGTCAGCGACTATAACGTCCGGCAACACGGTGACTATCGGAACTTATACAACAACCGCACCCGGAGCCTAATGGCGTTTATAGCAGAAATTTTGCAAGTGCGAGACGAAGGGCTAACTCACCGCGTCACCTACCAGTTTGTTGACGTGTTTTTGCCGGTCGGCCAGCAGGTGATCGGCCCGCGCGTGGCGGATCGTCCTGTGAATGAGGATCATCAGGCGTGGGCAAACAGCATCATCCCTGTGAACGTGGATGAGGCGCAGTTGCTCGCCGACGCTTTGGCTGGCAATGGTGATGCCGTCGCGTTTCGTGATGCGCTCGTCAGCGAGCGGGTGGAAGCGTTGATTATGGACGGCAGTCGCTTCGTTAAGGTGACTGGAACCAAAACCAACGAGCGCACCATCATCGCTGCTCTAACGACACGACTCGGTGACACACGTGTGACGCGCATTCGGAACAAACTGCGGGCGGCGCCGTATGAGACGATGCACATCCTTGGCGACGTGGAAAGGGTGGTGATCTAATGGCTACGCTTTACGTTGACAGCGCAGATGGAAACGACGCGACGCCGCCGAGCGTGACTTGGTGGAACGGGTCGCAGGCGACGTATCAATCCATCGCCGGGGCTCTTGCGGTCGCGGTGGATGGAGACACGATCATCTGTTCGCACACGCACAACTTCTCACCGGCGTCGGCAAACATCGTTCACAACGCCGCTTCGGGAGCGAAAATTTTTATTGAGTCACGCAATCGAACAACCGGGGTCTACGCAAAGGGCGCGCAAGAAACACCGGGCACAAACGGCTTTTCATTGCGGGTTGCAACGGCGGGAAGCCAAACACTTCACTACAAAGGCGTCCTCTTAGTGGGGCACAACGGGAATTCATCTTCAAACCTTATATCCATTTGCTCTGCGACTTCCGCGAATATCAATCAATCTGCCATCTTCGAGGATTGCACGGTCGGCACGCAAGGGTCTGGTGGCACTTTAAGTCTGTTTTTAGGTCCAGGGGCCGCATCAGGCCAGGCGTTCACGTTCATTGAATTTCGCAACACTGTTCTGCGAATACAGAACTCCACAGCTTCAGCGATCACATATCAGAATACCAAGGTGAGAATGATCGGAGTTTCTTTTGAATACGCTGGTGCGACCAAACCAAACAATCTTTTTTCTGGTCTTGCCTCAGAAGGCGATTTTGATGTCGAGATCATCGCCAGCGATCTGTCCGGCTACGAAAAGAGCGGCGGCGCTTACTTCAACGTGGTGAACATGCGCGGGAGTTATATCTTCATCTCAGGCTGCAAACGAGACGCAACGCCGACGTGGATCACTGGCACATGGCCGAACGATTCGATGGAGATCGTCTGGGAGAACGTCGATTCGGCGGACACCTATTGGATGTGGGGCAAGGCGACTCGGGCCGGGACCGCGATGGCGTCCAGTTCGGTTTACAATTCGACCAGCGCGACCAAGTTCGGAAATTCGAGCGGCCAGAACATCAGCATCGAAGTCGTCGCGTCCTCGGACTGCAACAAATTCAACCCATTTAATCTGGAATGGGGGAGCAACGGATACGACACGCGCACGAGCGCGAGCACCGGGGTTGTGAAGATCGCGCAAGCCAGCGGAGCGTCCAACCTCACCGATACCGAAGCGGAACTCGAAGTGGTGTATCGCTCTGATGCGAGCACGCCCAAAGCGACTTTGATCACCAGCCGAAACAGCGATCCCTACGGGGCTGGGAGCGCGTTGGCGAGTGACACCGACACTTGGACGGGGCTGACGACTCCGGTCAAACAGAAACTACAGGTTGGTCCTTTCACTCCGGCGGAAGCCAGCGAGATAAAGTGGCGGGCCATCTTTCGAAAAGCGGGCACTTATTACTTGGACCCGGTGATGACCTACTAGCATGGCCTCTGTTTTTTGGACACGAAGCGGGATGGTCTCGGATGCGAATCCGGGGTTGTTCTGGTTTGGCGGGATGGCGGTCAATATCCCTTCCGCCGTCACTACCGTCACTGGCACCCTCTCCGCGTCGATTGGTGATTTTGGTCTTACTGCCACAGGAACAACAACAGTAACAGGAACTCTCAGCCAAACTATCGGGACGTTTGGTTTAACCGCCTCTGGTACCACTACCGTTACCGCCACCCTAAACTCCTCGATTGGGAACTTTAATCTATCATCCAGCGGTTCATTAACAGTTATAGGAACACTAAACCAATCAATAGGAAACTTTGGACTAACTGCGAGTGGCTCGGCTGGAGGTGGTTTCGTTCCGTTCCAACTCCTCTCACCATTCGCCAACGGAGGACCAGGAGTCCTCAACCCAACAAACACTGGTAAAGTCCTCGTCAACACCAACACCGGTCGCTCTAAAGTATCAACATGGCTGTCTTCATAACCAAACAAGGCGATCTCGAACCAAAGATTCGCTCCGAGTTATCCTACGACGATGGCTCATTGATCGGGGATATGACGGGTGCGACGGTGGTGTTCGTTTACCAACCGCAAGCCGGTGGAGCAGTAACGAGGCGAAACGCTACAGTAGTTAGTTTCACCGATTACAAAATCACCGTCGAATATCAATTCGTTGCTGGTGATGTCTCCTCCGCCAACCATTACAACGCTGAATGGGAAGTCACTCGCTCCAACGGTGCGATCATCACCTTCCCCAAGGACGGTTATATCCAATTTATAGTCAACCCCGACCTACGATGAAGAAACTGTTAATTTCCCTCACTCTCCTCACCGTCCTCGCCGCGCCCATCACCGAGCGTGCGAACATGACACTTACCTGGGAATCCGAGGAAGTCTACCCAACGAGGATATACGAAAACGGCTCACTTCGTCGAACCTTTGCCACTAACGAAATCATCTTTGCTGGCACTGTCAGCACCACAAAGCTCTGGTACGTCAACCTCCCCGCACCCAAAGGCGGAGGGAACGTTCTGTACTTCGCCACTCACGTCGACGCCAACGGTATCGAATCCGAATCGTCCAACACCGTTACCCAATACATTCGTCTCTCTGGTCCGAAATACTTTCGCATAACAGAGAAATGAACACCTCTACCAACATGACGCCAGAAGCCATCGCAATCCAGGTTGGCAACGAAATCGCCAAGCACCTTGACGGTAAGTCGGATCGTTACATTATGATTTACACTGCCGTCATGTTAATGGTGGTCCTCGGCGGACTCACCGTCTACTTCCTTAAACGCCAGGAGAAACTCCAAGAGAAGTCGGACGCAAAGAACGAACAGGTGGTACAATTAGCGGTGCAAACTCAGCACGTTGCGGATAGTTGCCGCACCGCTCTCGACAACAACACTAGAATGCTGGACAAGGCGACACAATCTCACGAACGTGTCATAGAATGTCTCCGCAACTTAGAAAGGAAGTAAAATGAAAAAGCTCGCAATTATCGGTATGATCGCACTCTTCTTCACCGGCTGCTCGCAGCTTCAGAAGGCACTCGGCGGCAAACCTCTCGGCTTCGGTTTCAACCTCGGGAAAGCTCACGTCTCAATCGGAGTTGACGTTCCAACCAACTCCGTCTCCGAGGTCAAACCACCAGGCCAATAATTCTGGTCGAAATTAGCGAATAATCCTCACCTATGGACGAGAAGATTAGAAAAGTGCTGGAGCGGGAAGAAGTCACTAAGGAGCATAAGAAACTCCTGGATGACTGTATTGCGCTCGTGAATAACAGCCGGTCCAGGATGAGTGATTATTACGCTGAGTGGGATCGGAACGATGAGATTTTTCGCACGAAAAGAGCAGAAGATGCGGAAGACCGAGCGGCGCGGGAACGCAAGGAGCCAACGAAGGTTGTGGTGCCAGTGAGTCACGCACAGATTAGTACGTTCGTTGCGTTCCTGCACGCTAACTATCTGCAAAGGGATCGGTTTTTCGAGTTGCAGGGTGCGAAGGATAATCAAAGGTCGGCGAAGTTGGCGGAGGCGTGTTTGGAGCGTGACCTCAACTACAACAAATGGCCTGCCAAACTCTATCAGTCCTTGTTGGATATTGCAAGGTTTGGGTTGGCGGTGACGAAGGTGGGGTGGACGAAGGAGACGCAGCGGATCATGCAGGCGGTGCCGGTGACGCAGCCGACGGAGTATTTGGGGCTGGTGCAGCAGCCGCTTACGCAGGTGCAGGAGGTTGAGGTTACGAAGTTTTTGGGGAACCGTATAATGAACGTGTCGCCGTATAGGTTCTTTCCGGACGTGAGGTTGCCATTGTCTAGGTTTCAGGAGGGGGAATTCTGTGCGTCGGAGGATGAGTATACCTACACGACGTTGAAGAAGATGGAAAAGGACGGGGAGATTGCGGGGGTGAAGTATGTTAAGCAGATGACCCGGCAGCAGTTTGAGGACAGGGGGCAGACAAGGCTGCAAAGCGAAGACCCTGTCTTGATGGGGGATAATTTACACGGACACGCGCAGTCGAAAGGGGTGTATATCCTCACCGAGGTACAGAGGGTCATCATCCCGAACGAATATGAAATCGAAGACGGCGTCATGCTTGGCGAGGAGGATTATCCGGTCAAGTATAACATCTGGTACGTTAACGACAATCGCATTGTCAAGGCCGAACCGCTTGGATATATCCACGACCAGTTTACCTACGATGTCGGACAATACACCCCGGACATGCACGAACTCATCAACACCGCACTGGCTGGGTCCATTGATGCGTTGCAGGATGTGATTACGTGGTTTATCAATGCGCGGGTGACGAATGTTCGGAAGGTGATTGGGAATCAGTTGGTGGTTGATCCTGAGTTGGTGAACATGCAGGATGTTAAGGACCGTTCGGGTGTCATACGGATGAAGCCGCAGGCGTCGAGACTCGGTATTGACCGTGCGATTAAACAGTTGGAGTTGAGGGACGTCACGGCTGGGCATATTGGGGATGTTGCGTTTTTGAAGGAAATGGTGCAGGAGACGACGGGGATTACGGAGAATGCGCTAGGGCAGTTTTCGTCTGGTAGAAGGTCAGCAACGGAGGCGAAGAATGTTAATGTCGGCGCGACGTTGAGGCTGAAGTTGGTAGCGGTGCTTCTGTGGCACGACATGTTCGTGCCACTAGGTGAGAAGATGTTGTCTAACCTACGTCAAGGTCTTGATGAGGAGACGCTGGTAAAGGTCGTCGGGTTGGAAGACGCTGCTGCTGGACAGGAGGAACAATTCCTCCCCGTCACCAATGCTGACATCCTCGGGCCGAGTGAGTTTTGCATGTATGACGGCACATTGCCGACGGAGAAGATTTATACGGCGCAGGTGCTGCAAGAGGTGCTGGCGGCGATTCTCAAGGCGCCACAGATTTCCGTTGCTATTCAGTTAGACCCCAAGGCTCTATTAACAGAGATGATGGAACTGAGAGGGGTGAGGAATCCCCAACGGTTCTTCATGAAAGGACCCCCACAAGATGCAAACATTACCCCAATCACCGGAGGATCAGGTAACGGTGCTCCGCAACCAGGTTCACAATCTAACGGAGCTGACCCAGCATCCGGGGTATCTGCTGGTAATGGCGGAGGTTCAGGAGCGGGTCAAGCAGGCTTTGGAAGTGGTTACTGATCCGAGCGTAGAATTAACGGGTATAGTACAACAACAACAATGTATCGGTGAGCTACGAGCTTTCCAGCACATCCAAAAGTTGGTTGAGACCCAACTTGCTGCGAAACAGGAGCTTATCGGTCAATTAACACAGGAGCAGAGATAAACAATGCCGGACGACGAGAATAATCAACAGCAACAGGCGGACCAGAGTCAGCAACAACAGGCCGATGATACTGGGTTGAGTGCGATTTCTGGTGGAGATGACCAGCCACAGAACAATCAACAGGACGATCAACAGCAACAGGACCAACAGCAGCCGGATGACCAACAACAGCAGGCTGCTACCGCGGGACTCAGTGAAGAGCAAATGGTGCGGATTTTGAAGGCTGCGGGTGTCGGTCAGCCCCCACAACAGCAACAGCAGCAAGACCCCCCACGTCAAATGACGCAGGAGGAGTTCGATCAGCGGTTTAATGTCTTCAAACCCACCAACGAGATGATTGAGGCTATTCGTGCTGGTGGTGAGAACGCTCTCGCTGCTATGGCACAGATGGCGCAGGGAATTAACCGACAGGCGACGACGTTGATGGGCTATCAACTCCAACTCGAGTTGCAGAAACTCAAACAGGAGTTAGGCGGACAGATTGCGCCAGTGAGCCAATTCATGCAGGAACAACAACGCCAAGCGTTGAAGAAGGAGTTCTTGGATACGCACCCGGAACTCGCGGACTACGAAATCCTCGGCGAGAAAATTGTGGCTGAGTTTCAAGCACAGGGGAAGAAATTCTCAACGAAGGAAGAAGCTTTTAAGGCAGTGGCGGAGGGGATCAAACAAACGCTGACAAAGATTGGCGTGACGCCCAAGCCACGGTCTCAAAACGGTGCCGCAGCTAACGGCTCCGGTCAACAAACCAAATCCACGTCTAGAATGTCCACGCTGAGCGGCGGAGGACAAGGCGCGGGGAACCAGACCAAGCCACCCAAAAACGACAAAGTGTCGGATGGGTTCGAGGTCTTCAGTTAACATATGGCAGCTATATTAGGTCTCGTTGGAGCGGAGACATTCGCAAACCAACGGTTCACAAATATCCGCCAACGGGTGTTTCATCAATACCCGAATGGCGCGTTTCCCCTCGCCGGACTCCTGTCCGTGTCGAAAGAGAAGGAAACCAACGATCCGAAGTTCGTTCATTACGAAAAGCGGATGAAGAAGTATTGGACCACGACAGCCTCGCAAGGGTCGTCGAAGGGTCCGATCATGACGTCAGCAGGGGCTGACCCTGGCGATCCGGTGACGTGGACGACTGATACCAAATATCAGTTGAAGGTCGCGTCGACGGACTTGTTCCGGAAGGGGCATACGATCGTGGCGTTCACGGACGTTGGTGGCACTGTCACCGATGCGTCGTGGATTAAAGGTCGTGTGACGAGCATTGTTTCGTCTACTGTCCTGGAAGTTATCGCGACGAACACGGTGGCGAGCGTCCGCAACGGCGCGACGAACGAAAACGTCGGCAAGCAGGTGCTAATCACCGGCTCGGCGTTCGCGGAAGGTGCACTGAGCGACACGCGGGAAATTT